CAAGACCCCGAAGGTGGACTTCAAGTACACTGCCCACCAGCACACCAGCAAGGGCTCTGTGCCGGGCATCTCCGGCAACGTAGACTTGAACGTCACCACCCGCAACTACCCGAAAATCATTGCAAAGAAGGGTCTGACCCGTCTTCGGGAGGGCGCATGAGCGAAGCAATCATCGTGGCAATCATCACCGGCGGTCTGAGCCTGATCGGCTCGATCGTCTCCAACAACCGCACCGCACAGAGCATGGACGCCAAGCTGGACAAGCAGCAGGCTGTGACCGAAACCAAGCTGGAAGAGCTGACCCGCGAAGTCCGGGCACACAACAACTTCGCCCAGCGCATCCCGGTGCTGGAAGAGCAGATCAAGGTGGCAAACCACCGCATCGAAGATCTCGAAAAAGAGAGAGGAGAGTAACACATGGAAACCATTCTCAATACCATTCTCACCCCACTGCCCGCGTGGCTGGCGCTGGTGCTCATTGTTGTGGGCACTGTGTCGCTTGCCCTCGGCTGTCTCCGTCTGGGCTACGGCGCAGCGGTCAAGACGCTGGTGCTTGACCTGATCGACCAAGCTGAAAAGGAGATTCAGGGCACCAAGCGCGGCGCAGAGCGCAAGGCGTGGTGCGTCAAGATGCTGCGCCACTATCTGGACAACAGCCGGTGGGGCAGGCTGGTCTCGTGGGCAATCACCGAGGAGACCATGAGCAAGGTCATCCAGTTTTTCTTTGACCGCATGAAGGCGGCCTTGCAAAAGCAGTAAGGAGGATATCATGGCAAGCACTACATACGAGCAGAAACGATTTTGTGAAATCAAGAGATGCGGCAAAATCGACCATATCGGTAACGTCCCCGTAATGGTGCGCAACGCTGGACAGCTGCCGCAGCCTTTTTGGCTCGGTGCTGCCTGTGGCGGCGGCTCGTGTAGTCTTTCCGCCAGCGTTGCAAGGGCTTAATGCAGAGCAGATAAAAGCTGTGATAAAACGTGCGCCGCTTGGGAGGTATGACCGGAAAATCGCCCGGTTGCGGTACGTTGACCAGCTATGCCAAGTTGATATTGCAGCGCGTGTGCCGTATTGTCGGACATCAATCGGCAATAGGCTGAAAATCATTGATAAAATGCTGGATGTGTGATATAATATTTATACTGTCCGAAGTAGAGTACACACACTTCGGAGAAATGTGTACAGAGAGCCAGCAGAAGAACGTTTACCCGCTGGCTTTTCTTTTTGCGCGATTTGTGGTATAATAACACCAACAAATCCACCCGGCCTCTCGAAGAAGCGCATTAGGGTGGATGTCTGAACCCGTCAAGCCTCTCAACGATGCGTATCATGGCGGGTCTTTTTGTTTTATTCACACTAGTTTTGTCGAAGCTCTTGTCTTGCAAGTCAAAACGTGATATTTTATTCTTGCTTCCAAAGTGAAGCCTTTAACAGTTAAGCGGTCATGCGGATTTTTCCGTGTGGGCGCTTTTCTTTTTTGTCCTTCGTTGTACCTTCGTTGTCCTTCACTTTTTGCCGATGCGGTACACTGGATGCACAAGGAGGGATGTATTATGAGCTATTATCCGGCACCCGGAGCGCCCTACGTTCCGCAGCAGCCCGTCAATCCTTACGGCGGCATGGGAACGGTAGGTCTTACCGCTTCCCTGCCAAACGCACAGATGCAGCAGGCGCAGCCGCAGCGTCCGCAGCCGATGAATGGGCAACAGCCTGTTCAGCAGTCGGCACAAGATGGCGGTTGGTTGCTTGGCAGACCTGTGTCTAGCAGGGAAGAATTTCTGGCGATACCGTCTGACCTGTACGGCAGACCAACCTACTGCCCGGACTTGCGCAGCGGCGTGATCTACTGCAAACGGCTCAACCCGGACACCTGTGAATCCTATGTGCAGGAGTTCTACAGCCCGGAAGCGTGGCGGCAGATGCAGGCACAACAGGCACAGCAGACCGCTGCACCGACACAGCAGTATGTGCCTGTTGAAGAGTATAACGCTCTAGTCCACCGTCTGGATGAGCTGGAAAAGTGGCAGAAGAGCTTTTCTAAGCCCACTGCCGCCGCAAAGAAAGGAGAATAAACGATGTCCTCTCCGTTTGATATGATTACCCACAGCCCTATCATGCAGCTTGCGAATCTGGCTCGTGCCGGACAGAACCCGATGGGGCTTATTCAGCAGTTGGGCGGGCAGAGCGCACCCATCATGCAGGGGCTGAACCTAATTCAGGGCAAAAACGAAGCACAGCTCCGAACGATGGCACAGAACCTTGCCAAAGAGCGCGGCATCGACCTGAACCAGCTGGCAAGCGTTCTGAATCTGACGCTGCCCCGATAACGCATCCCTCTAAGCGAAACGCTTCTCAGTTTTGCGGACTTGACAAAAACCGCTTTGATTTGGCTTTGCCCGCTGCACACGGTAGCGGGATAGCATAACGCAAAACTGAAAGGAGTTTTGTTATGGACGATTTTGCAACTGGCTATCTGGCTGGGCAGGACGGCGGCAATAACAACGGCGGATTCTTCGGCAACGAAGGTCTGTGGGCTGTTATTATCCTCGCTATCATTTTCGGCTGGGGCACGAACGGCTATGGCCGGAACGGTGGCGACAACGGCATGAACAGTTACATCCCCTATCTGGTCGGCACTGGCGCAACTGGTCAGGGCGGTGCAGACACCCGTGCAGCTCTGTCTGAGGGCTTCTACCAGCAGGATACCTCCCGTTCTCTGGCGGGCATCCAGAGCGGTATCTGCTCTCTGGGCTATGACCAGCTGGCGCAGATGAACGGTGTCAACACTAACATCGCGAACGGCTTTGCAGGCGTGAACAGTGCCATCTGTCAGCTTGGCTACCAGAACGCACAGCTGGTGAATGGTCTGGAACGCAGCGTGTCCAACGGTGACAACGCCATCAGCCTTGCTATCATGCAGGAAGGCAACGCACGGCAGGCGGGTCAGACCGCTATCCAGACGCAGCTTGCATCTTGCTGCTGCGAGAACAAGCAGCTGATCGGCGACCTGAAGTACACCATCGCAACGGAGGACTGCGCTACCCGGCAGGCTATCGCAGACAACGCCCGCGCCATCGTGGACAACTGCAACGCCAACTTCCGCAGCATGATGGACTACTTTACGCAGGACAAGATCGCCACTCTGACCGCTGAGAACCAGAACCTCAAGTTCGCCGCTTCTCAAGATCGTCAGAATGCGCTTCTGACCACTGTGATGTCCCAGCAGACTGACACCATCCTGAACCGGGTCAATCCTCGTCCGATTCCCGCTTATCAGGTGGCAAACCCCAACGTGGGCGTGAACTGCTGCGGCTGCTGCTAACCCAAACACTCCCCGATAACACCGGGTGAACCATCGGGGCAGGGGGATTCACCTCTGCCCCTGATTTTTTAGGAGGAAAACATTATGGCTTGCAAAACAAGCTGCAAACTCTGCCCGCACTTGGTCATCAGTCAGGCGGTCACGTTTGCCGACGATACTCTGACCATCAACATCCCTGCTGGGGCATACCAGAATGGAGAGAAGTATTGTATCGTGGTTGCCCAGAGCATCCCGGACACGACCACCATCAACGCCCCTGTGGTCATTACCATCGGTGCAGGAACGACCGCATACCCTCTGACCGACTGCAACTGCGCTCAGGCAACCGCTGAGAGCATCCACACTCGCACGCGCTACGCTACCCGTGTGGCAACGTCTGCGACCGGCACCGGCACGTTCAAATATCTTGGCTGCTTCTGCCGTTCCCACGCTGGTGCGCCCGCGTCCATTTCTTGAGGAGGTGTAGATTATGGGCAAGAACAATTTTCGCCGCATGATGATGCTCCGTGACCACGACAAAAACCGTGAGCCGGAGCGTGACCGCCTTGAAGAAGAGCGTGACCGCAGGGAGCGTGAGATGGAACGCCGTCTGCGCAAGCTGGAAGGCGACAACGACCGCTATCCCTATTATCCGCAGGAGGAAAACCGCTACATCGACCCCTACCCTATCCCCCGCTACCCTGACGTTGAGTATGGGCGCAAAATGCCGCAAATCGGCTTCTCGCAGAACGGCGACTGGGACAAGCGGTCTGGGCAGTACGAACTTGGCGGTGCAGACAGTCGTTCCATCAAGATGCCGCGTCAGCACCTCACTCACGATGAAGCGGAGGAATGGTGCGATAGCATGGTCAACGCTGACGGCACGAAGGGCTGTCACTGGACGCTGGAACAGACACAGGACGTTGCCAAACAGCGCAATATCACCTGCGACCCGAACGATTTCTGGGCTGTCATGAACATGATGTACTCAGATTATTGTCAGGTCGCAAAGCGCCAGTCCGTTGATACTCCGGGCTTCTACGCTGACATGGCAAAAGCGTTCCTTGAGGACGCGGATGCCGCAGATGGCAAGGCGTATCTCTACTGGGATTGCATTGCTGATAAGTAAAGCAGAACCCCTGTGTAACCACTAATGGCTACGCAGGGGTGTTTTTCGCTTATCGGATTGTCGTTATTCCTCTATCTTTCATATACTCGATAAAATCTTCTGCTGGCATTCTCCCTGAAAGTTCTTTCATTGTGTATTGGCGTTTTTCCTCAACCCAATGCTTCTTTTCTTCGATACCAGACAAATCGTGGACTGTATACCATTGTGTTTTTGGACTATCAAGTCCATTTGAAAGAAATTGAACCTTAAACCAATCTGGACGCTTTCTTCGTTCAAACCAATTCAATTCGGAAAATTTTATCCATGCAATGTTTTTATAATTTCCTTCTTTTTGCCCTTTGCTCTTAAAATCATCTTTTATTTTCTTTAATCTAAAATAATAGGTTTCAACGCATTGGTTTGGCATATATCTTATACGCCAATCTTTATCCCGAAAGACCATCTTACCTTCGTATATGTCACCGCCTGTCCCATTGAGATACCAGTGTGATTCGTAGTGCCCTAACACTTTTTGTCCCATGTGTTTCCTTTCTCCCCTGTGCGGTCATTGCGGCTACACAGGGGTTTGTGCTTTATCAAGTTCCTGTATCTCCGATTTTTTGCATTGCGCTTTTGAGATCCGGCACATCTGCTTCCGGCATTTTACGTTTGATACCAATAATCGCTTGCGTGATTCCAGCTTTGTTTAACTGGTTTACAGACTTACGGAATACAAAATCAATGTTCACATTCGCCTTGATTGTTCCGTCATCTTCAAGATAGCAGTTTGGAATCCACACGTTTTGATTGCTCCCATTGATTTTGAAACGCTTTGCTTTGTAGCAACCGTAGTCCTCTCTTACAATCAGCTCAACAGGAATACCCTTGTAATACTGCGTGTCAGTATTGTACTTTTCAGCCAGTTTTGCTTTACGTTTTGCTACCTCTGCGTTGATTTTAGCTTGTTCCTCTTTGCTTCTGTGCTTGCGTGGCTTGTATGTACGCATTTTTCTCATCTCACATAGATTATTCTTCTTTAATGTGCATTAGCATATACAATGGAATGAACCGCTTCCAACTATGGCAGTGTCTAGCCCAACGCCGAACAAGGTACCAATCTCCAAAAAGGTGGAAGGTTGTGTAGTATTTTGCAATTCTTGCAACTTTCTCTTGTTTCGTCATATCAGTCTTCCAAAAGATTCAGAAATCTCAGCTTTTATTGTTATTTCAAATAATGCGCCGGAGCGTCTTTCATAAGAAGTAAAACAATTTGACCGTATCGTTTATGCGCTTCTTCCGTAATGGCATATTCCAACGCTCTCACATCGGGAAACTGTAAATTTTCTGATAAAATCTTGAGTGTCGAAGTGGGCTCCAACACTCCGTTTCCATTCTTGAACTCGTAAACGCTCTTGCACAACGCAACCAAGTCATTGTCACTAATATGGGTGATATAGTTGTTCATTTCTCCGTAAGTCATAGCAAATCCTTTCTAAACCTTAACTTTTATCGTCAATCCTCCAAGAAATCCTCCAATTCAATCTTTCCCTCTGCTGCCGCAACCGCCAGAGCGTACACGAACTGTCCAATCGTCATGCCGTGTCGCCTTGCTTCACGGTTGATATACTTGCGCTCTTCCTCGCTCATAAGGATGGTAATGCGCTTGGAACGCTTGCCATCACCACTTGCAACACCCTGATGCGATTCCGGCATCGGGATTTTTTTCTTTGCAAGACCAGCTTCGACAAGTGCGCCGGGAACATCGCCTTGTTCGATAAGACGTTGAACTTCCTTCGCCTGTTTCAGCTTCTTCGGCTTACTTTCGCTTACTACGGCATTGTTTGGCTGTGTTTCGCTGTCTTTGGCTTGCTTCGGCTTAATACTGATTAACTGTGCTTCATTAGGCTGTGCATGGCTGTCTGTGGCTTCACTGGGCTTAATCTGTGTTTGTTCGGCTTCGTTCGGCTTTGCTTGGCTTACTTCTTCTTCCTTTGGCTCACTTCGGCTTAATACCTGTTCCGAAAAAATAGGCTGGAAATCAAATCCGCCAAGCAAACCTGAGGATTTTTTGCTGGTTGATTTCATTCTGTTTCCTCCATCCGTGCGCCGCAATTTGGACAGTAGTGGTAAAGTTCCGGTGCAGCAGATGCTTGACTAGGGAACTTACAGTTAGAACATACCCAAAAAGCATCGTCTAAGCAAATACTTTCTATCCAATGGCCGACAGGTCGCAAAGAATCTGTATCGTCTTTCAATTCTCTTAATCTTTTAAGCGCATCCTCTAAAGCAGGATTATCGCCTTCTTCAAGAAGCCTGTTTCGATAATATTCCATCAAGGGAGCAACATCTACAATCTTCTTGCTCATTTTGTATCCCCCTCTACAATTTTCTGCGCTAATGCCTTGAAGTCCTCTGCACTGGTACTTTTTGCCGTGTCACCGCTAAACAGACTGTGACGCTCTGCTTGCGCCTTACGAACGCCCATAGACGGTCTAATCTTTACGTCCAGCAATGTTGTCCCCATGCTCTGTGCAATCATAGGAAGCTGCTCCACAACCTCTTTGGACAGGTTCTCACGGCTCTTATACTGGTTCAGAAGCAAACCTTCAATCTTCAAAGTCGGATTGAAGTATCTGCGAACATCGCCGATGGTCTGCGAAAGCTGGCTCAAACCAGCCAGTGCGTATCGGTCTGCTGTGATGGGCACGATGATGCTGTTGGCGGCGATCAGTGCGTTCACAAGCGCAAGACCAAGCTGCGGGGGAGTGTCCAGCACAATGTAATCATACTGTCCAGACACGCTTTCAAGGGCTTCTCGCAGCCGGAAGTTCTTGCCCATATCCCGGACAAGCTGCTCGTCAATGTCCTTCAATGCGTTGTCGGACGGCAGAATGTCACCAGCTTCACAGTGCTGGATTCCTTCCTCTACTGTGCCTTGCCGTGTCATCACATCGAATAGGGTGCATACGTCCTCTGTCTGTGCGCCGTAGGTGTCCGTTGCGTTGCACTGGGCATCGCAGTCCACCAGCAAAACCTTCTTGCCAAGCAACTGCAATGCACCAGCCAGACAGGTGCTTGTGGTAGTCTTTCCTGTGCCGCCCTTCTGGTTGGCGATAGCTATGATTTTTGCCATTTTATCACTCTCTCTTCATTCTTCGTACATCGGAAGCTCTGCCCATGCAACCACTCTTGCAATAAAACTGTTGCTTGAAGAATGACTTAACTTTTCAAAAGATGTATTCAAAAATTCTCCGTTCTTGATAAATGCTGCTACCGTGTTTATTGCCGTTACAGATTCGTCTTTCAGATAAGTTGTTTTTACAGAACACAAAAACAGACCTTTTGTTCTTTCAATTATTTCCGGCGTTGGCATTCCATCGCCTTTAACGGAATACCAAATAATTTTCTGCTTTTTCATATTTCTCCTTTCTGCATCATTTGCTCATTCTGCATAATGCGTTTATTCTGACTACTTTTGCAACGCTTCAATAGAATAGAACGCTGGCATATACTTGTCTACGATACCTGCCTTGTCCACGCTTCTAATCAGATAGCCAATAGGTCGGTCTGGGAACGGAGACCTATCCAAAGACAAAATATCCTTATACGCAGCCTTTACCGTGTCGTAAACCGCTTCTCTGCGTCTTGGCAACTTGATTTCTGGATGTTCTTTCTTCATCCACTTCTCAACTACCTTCGCCACATCAATGCAGTCCTGCTTTTCTAGTTCGTCACACACAGACCAGTCGAAATCATCGTATCCGCTTCTGCGGGGCTTTTTTGCGGCTTTTTGAGGTTCGACTGGTACTTCGCTTGCCTGTGCTTCAATCAACGTCTCAGACGCTTTAATTTTGGGCTTAAACTTGACTGCCACAGCTTTTCGTGCCACAAGGACTGGCTCGTAAGTCACAACAATGTCAGACACAGCATTGATTTCGTCCACCGCAACGTCAAGCACTCGCTTGCGAAGGTTCTTATAAACGTCATAGCTGGCTTCCATTGCTCCGAGCTGTTCTCTCAATTTCTTCAGGCTGATTTCATGCGGTTTGTTGTCCATATTCAACCAGTCCCGAAGAATCGAGTAAAGCAAGATGCTGTACTGTGATTTCATTCGTGACGTGTAACGCAACCGATACCGAACATATCCGCTTTCAGCAATGTCAAAGAAGATAGAGCGCAGGTCAGGGTTGCAGGTGATTGCTACAACGTAAGATCTTGTTTCGGGCACATAGTCCAGTTTTGCCCTCGTAAACAAGACAAAGCTTTCAAACGTTCCTTTCTCCTTGTCAATCGGAATCGAAACCGTATTGCCTAAAAAGTGCTTAATTTGCGGCTCAATCCTTCTTGCATCAAGGCTTTTCAGTCCAAGAAGCTCCCTGTATTCCGCCAAAGTGAATTCCACACGGCTGCTGCTTGGGTCTCTCGGATTTATTCTTGATAGGTAAACCTCCAACAACCGAAGTTCTCCTGCGGTGTAGTCCCTGAACTTCGCCCAAACAAGGGATTTGCTTTTCTCGACAAGGTTGTTTTCCGATACTTTCGCCATCAGACAGACACCTTTTCCTTTAGTTGCTTCAACAGCTCAAACTGACGCTTATACTGCTGCATATATTGTTTCACGCTCATTTTTTTCAAGCCTTGTGTCAAGTCGAAGTTATCGGTAATATTGTCTTTCCGAACGATGAATTTCGTCTTTGAAACAAACTGCTCTTTCAGCTCAACCTCAAATCCGTTTTCCTCAAACCATTTGATGGCAAACAGTTCTTCCTTTGAAAAATCCCATTTCTGGTTCTCTTTTCCAAGTAGCATTTTTTCGCCCCCTTTGCTTGAGTAGAGTATATCACATCATGGGGGACAAGTCAATACATTTCGTCCCCCATGACTTGTCTTTTTGTCCCCCGTGTCCTCGTCATTTTGTCCCCCGTGACTTGTCAAAACGTCCCCCATGACTTGTCTTTTTGTCCCCCATCTACATATTATATATTAAACAAGAAATAAACAAGAGGTTAAATATCATCGTTAAATAGTCGATGACGATAATTTTCAACAATTTCTTTATTTTTCCATTCCGGTTTGTGGATAACTGAACTCTGCTTTTGCTAAATAGGACTGTAGCCGGAAAAAGCTGCACATCGTTAGTCGCATTAAACGTGGACGGATTGTGGATAGGTGTACAAAAAGTGGATGGAAAGGTATACCTAATCTGCACGATGGGGGACAGATTGACAAGGCGACCAATCACAGGCAACAGATTAACGATAATTCGTTATTTATTACGCGCGAATGTTGTCGATTTCTAGTCTATGGGGGACGGATTGACAAGGTGAATTTGCCCGATAGGTGTACAAAAAGTGGATGAACGTGAACAAAATGTTCTTCAAAAACTGCGATAATTCGACAATCAACCGCTTATATTATTAGGATTCACGGTATAGGAATCGTTGGACTTCATGGCGGCTTCTGTTCCAGCATCCTGTGCCTGATAGAGAATTTCCATCTTTGGGGCGGTTCCGTTCGGGTCTGGGTCTGTTCCGGTAGCCTGTGCCATCTCATAGCTACCAGACACCATCCGGCAGACAGCGACCCTGTCCTTGAGCGGCGTATGGAGGTTTGCCAGAATCTCCGTCAGCACGCCGATATGGTCTGAGCCGTGATCTCCGTATCTGATGTACAGCAAGGCATCTATCTCATAGGAGGAACACTCCATCATAGCATCTATGAGAATCTGCCGTTTCTCCAGATCGGAAAGGTCATCTTCCAGATGTTCCAGTAGCCCTGGATGAATGCAAGCGTCCATGTATCGAGCCACCGATACGCCGCAGCAGGTGAACCAGCGCATAGCCATCGGAAGGGAAATGGCTGCCAGACCTTGCTCCCAATTTGCTATCGTTCCACGATTCACGCCCATTTTTGCCGCTAACTTCTGCTGGCTCAAGCCGGAACGCATTCGAGCTATCTCCAATGCTTTGGCTGTTCTTACCAAATATTCATCCATAAATTCTCACCCTTTCAACAAAATCCAGCAAAACTGCTGGGTTCGACAAGCCAAAAAATGGAAAAAGCTGCTATGGAGAACCAACAGCAGCCTATGTTATAACTGTATTGTCAAAAAATTCCAAAGAGGAAGGGAACAAAAATGAGAGAAACTGTAATCTGGAACCATGAACGTATGCCGATCATCGACGGAATGCCCGCAAGCGTTCCCGATGGGCAACCGCACACACCTGAACCATGGGAGGAAAGCTAATGAACCGAACCGTAGATGACCTGATTATCCCATACGCTCGCAGACGGACGCTGGAACTTGTCCTGAGCCTTTCTGGGTACGAAGCTGATAAAGATGCTTACCTTGAAGCAAAAGGCATCCTGGAACGTGCCGTAGCCGCCTTAGACGATGGACGAGACCCGGCAGACAACATCGAGCGCATTGACGGACAGCTTGTGGAACTGTGAAAGGAGAAGAAGATGGACTTTACGAATGGATTCTATAAAGCCGAGAACCCTGTCGTTCTTGAAGAAGTGAAAACTTTCCTCCAGTCAATGGAACGGCGTGGAGCAACCGTAAAAGACTTGGACGATGCCATTGTGCAGCTAAACAATGTTTCACACAGCATCAGCACAAACGCTCTCGTCAAAGCAGATGTGCTGGACGATTTACCGGATAACCCCTTTCGTTCCATGCTCAACGGAATGTTACAAAGCAAAGGGTAACTTAAACTTAATGTGGCTCTTAATCATTGTCATTGCAATTTTTGGATTTCCTGATGTGAAGTAATGGATGCGAAGAAAACGTTCAATTTTTACGAAGTTGTTAAAAATGCATTGACTTGACAACTAAAAGGTGTATAATCGTATCAAATGAACGTCCGTACTTACAGATCGGGAGGATATGCCACAATGAGTGAACAGGAAAGAGCCAAGATTGACCGATTTATTGCATGGCTGCTGGAACATCCTGAAAAGATTCCAGTAGCAGAACAAGCACTAGACCTGGAATAACAGAAAACCCCTTGCGCAGAGCTACACCAGCCCGGCACAAGGGGTTCTTTTATTTTACCGGGCATGAACGTTACATCTTCTCGATCAGGTTCATCAGAGCTTCACGCTGCTCTTTCGGCATGGATTCAAGTTTTCTTCTAATCCGCTCCACTGCTGCATCGACTTCACTTTGCGGCTGCTGGGGCGGGTTTTCTTTTTGGCTGCCAGTCAGTTCTTCAACTGTAACGCCTAGCGCGTTGGCTACTGGCGAAAGCATTTCATCTGGAAAATCTCTGTCGGTAGTCAGCATTTGAGAGATATAACCTCTGCTTTTCCCAATTTCTCTGCACACAAATGATATATTCACACCTTTGTCGGCAGCGATTTTCTTGGCTCGCTCCACATTGCGCATAGAAAAAGACCTCTCTTTTTGTGCAAATAGCCAAATATTCACAAAATTGAAGATTGACTATTGAAAAATAGCCACTTGGCTAGTATAATATGAAGCACAGGGCAAACAAAAACCAAGACCCATGACAAATCTATCGGGAAGTCGCTGGAAAATGTTCAATTTGTACCTCACAACTACATAGTAGCATATTTTCTAGTAAAATGCAAGCCCAGAAAGGAGAATGGCTAGTGAATCTTTCTAAAATCGACGAGTTTCGCAAGTTACATGGTCTGTCTCGTACTGACTTGGAAGTAGCTGCTGGTTTGAGCAACGGCGCACTGGGCAAGTGGGAACGCTCCGCAAATGGGCCGAGCATTCGACAGCTTGTGAAAGTCGCTGATTACTTCCGCGTGTCTGTGGACGCTCTTCTTGTAAGAGATAAGCAGTAAATCATAAGAAAGGGTTAAAAATGAACGACATTATCTTATCTATGCAGAATGGCGAGCCTGTGGTTTCCAGCCGTCAGATTGCAGAGAGCTTCGAGAAGCGTCATGACCATGTGATGCGTGACATCGAAGACATTATGAGGGGTCTCCCCAAAAATGGGGACACCCCCATGTTCTACAAGACCGAGTACGTCCATGAGCAGAACGGCCAGAGCTACCCCATGTATATGATGAACCGTGACGGCTTTACACTGTTGGCAATGGGCTTCAATGGCAAGGCTGCTCTCGAATGGAAACTGAAGTACATTGCAGCGTTCAACGAAATGGAAAAGAAGCTGGCCGAAAAGCCGCAGCTTACCCGCTCGCAACTCCTTGCAACTGCACTGATCGCAGCGCATGAGGAGCTGGAAGAGAAGGACAAACGGATTGCAGAACTTACGCCGAAGGGCGTTTTTGCTGACGCTGTGAGCGCAAGTAGCCAGAGTATTCTTGTTGGTGAAATGGCAAAGCTGCTGTCGCAGAACGGAATCCAGATGGGGCAGAACCGCTTGTTCTCATGGATGCGTGAGAACGGATACCTGATTAAAGACAGAAAGCGGACAGACTACAATATGCCGACCCAGAAGTCTATGGAACTTCGCTTGTTTGAAATCAAGGAAACGTCTATTGCACATTCTGATGGGCATACTTCTATCAATAAGACCCCGAAGGTGACGGGTATCGGTCAGGTCTATTTCGTTAATCTCTTCTTAAAAACAAAGAAGAGCAAGAAAGTGGAGGACTGAACATGGAGCAGATCATCACATTAAAGGTAGACCTTGAGCACCCTGATGAAGCCAAGTTTGCCATTGACGCTGCGGTTGAGGCCTACGAGGAAAGCAAAAAGTGCTGGGATGCCTTTGAAATCAACGAAGCCAAAAGCAGAGCACGAGACATTTTGTACGGCCTGTGCGATGAAGGCTACAATATGATATGGACGGTCACGGATGGCGCTGTCGGCCTGACGATCTGGAAAAGCTTTAAGGAGCCTTGTGTTGGCCAGTGCTATATGCCAAAAGAAAGCCTGTTTGACATCTGGGTCGAAAAGCTAGTTGCGCTGTGCATTGCCACAGGCAAAGAAGTCCCGAAGTTCATCACGGATAAGGCTGGTGAGTGCTGGTAATGAAATTTCGTAAAGCGCAAAGTCGCAAGCGCAGACTGAAGCTGGCAATGGCTTCTGGCGTATCCAGAAACGATGCAAACAAGGTGCTATGGATGGAGAAATCCATCAACCAGTGCTTTGAACGTCACAATCGGGAAACCAGACTGAAAGAGAGTGGTCGCATTGGAAGAAAAGTACTGTGAGCGCTGCGGTACCTTTCTTGGCCTTGTGAATCCGTGCAAGAAATACTGCGAAGAGTGTAAAGCCATTGTTCGCAGAGAACGGCAGGCCCTTATAAAGAAAGGAATCAAGGCTGAACCGGAACCAGCTTTATGTGCTTGGTGCAAGAAGCCAATGGTTCGGAAGTTCTGGTCTCAGAAGTATCACCCTGAATGCGCAGCAGATGCAAACAAGGCTTTGACCAAAAAGTACAAAGCTAAAAGGCAAAAAGAGATGAATGAGCTAAAAGCATCTGGCGAGTTCAAAATTACTTGGGATGTGCAGGAGCCAGAACGTGCGAGACCTCAAAAGCACGAACCTCCAAAGTATACCGTGCGCCAGATGAACGATGCCGCAAAGCGATACGGCATGAGCTACGGCCATTACAGTACTTTACTTGCACAGGGAAAGGTGAAGGCTCCTGATGAACGGTAAATACTACGGCCAGCGTGAAATCCGCTGGCACAGCCGGGAGAAAGACCGGCTGAAACACATTCATAAAAGAAAGGACAAGAATGAAAGCGTTCGTGGAAATTGCCCTGATTTGGGGCATTGTCCTGGCATTGGTTCTAGCAGTGTTCCTGCTAAACTTCTGGCTGGTGCACCATATCGAGATTCTGATCGGCGCTAAAGCGACCTGGTACATTATCGGAATCAGCGCTCTGATGGCCACCTGCTGGATTTTCGGTGTCGGTAAAAAGGCATGACGCTGGAAGATGCAATGAGGGCTAGGTACTTTAACATCAACGACCTTAGCCGTAGATCGGGAGTATCAAGGCCGACAATTTACAGCATCTTTGGCAAGCGAAAGAAGCAGAAAAGTTCCGTTCGGGTCGATACGCTTCTAAAAATCGCAAAGGCGTTGAATGCAAAAATAGTCATCAACGAGAAAAAGCCAAACGGATTTGACATTGTCTTAAAAGAGGTGAAGAGAAATGAAAACTGTTAAAGGCACTGTATTGTGCTTTATAAGCATATCCATCGCCGTTGCAGCACTTGGATGCGGAAATGCCATCAATGGCGCTTCCAATGGCTGGGGGATGCTTGGATATACGCTGCTGTCCGTGTCTATGCTTTTTACCGCTTTGATTCTCGCTATTATCGGCGTTAGTGCTGAGAATGAGAGAATCGAGCGTGAAAATCGAAAAATCAGACGTGTAGCCCACCACACCAACGAGTGGAGGGATGTTCAGTGAAATGCCCGATGTGCGGACAGGAAAGTGTCACGACTGTAGACACCAGGAACGAGGATGATTGTATCATCCGTAGAAAGCACTGTCTGAACAAGGGGTGCGATTACCGGTGGTCTACCATTGAAATCGACACAAGCCAGTGGTACTCAGCTCTTCAAATCCAAGAGCACAGAAAGCAGAGAGGACGGCCCAGAAAGAATGATTAGCGTGAGCTTAGATAGATTCGGCGGCGTGACCGAGCCGGAGGACGGCGTGTACTTTATGACCAACGAGCAGATGGCAGAAGCCAAAGAAGCTGACCGTCTGGCTGAGATCGAGGGCTTGCAGTCTGAAATCGAAGATAGGGAAGCGGAACTGAAAGACCTCCGCGCCCAGTTGGCAGAACTGATGGCTGGTTGATTTTGTACAGCCAAGTTAAGCCAAAGTAAGAACAATGAAGCCTAATGAAGCCGAAGAAAGGAAAGAAAAATGGCAGTATTAGTAATGGTCTACGGTCATTCCGGCAGCGGTAAGTCCGCTTCGCTTCGGAACTTTGACCCGGAACAGGTAGCGGTTATCAACGTGCTTGGCAAGCCGCTTCCGTTCCGCAGCAACATGAAAACCTATATCACCAACGACTACGGCAAGATTGATGCTGCAATCCACAGCACCAAGCGTAAGTCCATCGTCATTGACGATGCCACCTATCTTATGACTGGCGAGTTCATGCGGAACGCAAAGGTCGCTGGATACCAGAAGTTTACCGACATGGCAGCCAACTTCAATGCTCTGCTCATGCGGGCAAAAGAACTGCCGGACGATGTGGTGGTCTACTTTTTCGGGCACAGCGAACGTGACGGAGACGGTGGCGAGAAGTTCAAGACCATCGGCAAGCTGCTGGACGAGAAGGTCTGCGTGGAAGGGTACTTCACCATCGTTCTGAAAACCGTTGTGCAGGATGGGCGATACCTGTTCAGCACTCGCAATGATGGGATGGACACCGTGAAAACCCCTCTTGGAATGTTCAACGATGCGCTGATCGAGAACGACCTCGCCGCCGTAGACAAGACCATCCGTGAGTATTACAACATCCCGGTTCAGCCGGATAACAAAGGAGAGTAACAGATGAAGAACATCAACTGGAATGACGTGCAGGAAGCAACCGAACGCCGTGACCTGCCTGTTGGCGGCTATGTTGCCGGTATCTGCAAGGCAACGGACGAACCCGCAAAGGAACGCCTGAACATTGAGTGGGAAGTCGCAGAGGGCGAGTTCAAGGGCTACTGGCGTGAGCAGACCGCTTCACTTATCGAGCGCGGCAAGCTGAATCCGGGCGAATGGGCATGGGGCGGTAAGACCATCAAGAGCTACAAGGAAAAGGCACTGCCGTTCTTCAAGGGCTTCATCACCGCTGTGGAGCAGTCCAATCCCGGCTACAAGTTCAACAACGATGAAAAGACCCTGCGTGGCAAGCTGGTCGGCGTGGTTCTCCGTGAGGAAGAGTACATGGGCAACGATGGCAACATCAAGACGAAGCTGGTCGTTGACCGCTTCACCAGCGTTGACAAGATTCGCTCCGGCGATTATGAGGTCAGGCCGAAGAAAACACTGTCTGGCGGGTCTGGCTCCGCTCCTGACACTGGCGATTTCGCCGTGATTGAGAGCAACACAGATGATTTACCATTCTAAAAACAACGCATTAACGCAATGTTTTTTAGAAAGCGAAATAAATTATGAAATTTATTGTTGTGGATGGCGGCAATGCCTCTATCAATGCCGATACCGTTACAAAATTCGAAAAAATAATTGAAGCTGAACATAAGGGAAGCATTTTTGCCCACGTAAAAGATAGCGAAGAGATGTTCCTTGTCGGCCAATACGAAGGAAAAGGCGCTTTAGAAAAAGCGTTTACCGAGCTTATGAGGTTCTTGAAGGATGACGACAACGGAGTTTTTGACTGTCCAAACGCCAGGATTCTTTCAGTAACATTCCACGAATCGGAGTATTTTAACTATAACTACAGACCGCTTTAATATGAGACAAGAGCTGCGCTATCTGGCTGGACGGGCGTTTGGAAAGATGAAAGTTTTAGTTGCCTGTGAGGAATCGCAGGAAGTCTGCAAAGCGTTCCGGGCAAAAGGTCACGAAGCCTATTCCTGCGACCTGATTGAGCCGTCCGGCGGGCATCCTGAGTGGCATATTCTTGGAAATGCGATCAAGGCTCTTGAGGGTGGGCAAATCGTCACAATGGACGGCGTAACGCATGATGTAGGCAACTGGGATTTGCTGATTGCACACCCGCCCTGCACATATTTGACGAATGCAGGAGCAAGACACATTTGGAAAGGCGGCCAGCTACAGCCAGATAGAGTACAAATGGGTATTCTGGCAAGAGATTTGTTTATGCGGTTCTGGTATGCGAATGTTCCAAGGGTTGTCATTGAAAATCCAGTTCCTTCAAAGATTTTCTGCTTACCTGAGTATTCACAAATCATTCAACCGTTTCAGTTTGGGCATCCTGTGACTAAAAAAACATGCCTGTGGGAAAGAGGGGTGCCACCCTTGAAGCCAACAAACATCGTGGAGCCTGTAAAGGGGCGAAAGATGGTTTTGAAGGACGGAACCGTTCGATACTCTTGCTGGGAAATGGATTGCAGCGGGAGCAAGGAGGAACGGGCAAAGGCCAGAAGCAAGACATTTCCGGGCATTGCAAAAGCAATGGCCGAACAGTGGGGTTGATAGAATGATTACCTGTTGTCTCAACTGCACATCACGCCACCAAGCCTGTCACGACACTTGCGAGAAGTACAAGGCAGAGAAGAAGGACTTCGAGGAACGCAAGGCATTCGTGTATGAGCTGAACCACAGCCAGAGCGTATACCACCGTGATTACGAGGACAAACACCGGGAAAAAGGCAAGAAACGGTTTCTCGGAAGTGAATTTAGAGGTGAACGATAAATGGGAGCTTTCATTGCAAGACAACCTAATGGTCTGCTGTGCCGGTTTTCTTCGGTGGTCGATTGCATTACCGATTACAACATGACCGAAGAAGAATATATCGAGATGTGCGCTGAAAAGGCACGAAAAGAAGCACGAGATGTTCTTGACCACTATATGCAACCGTTTGAACTGGTGGACAAGCGATTCTACCCAAACAACATGACAGTGGAAGAACATAAGCGGATTATGAAGGAAATGGAAAAGCCCGCTGACAAAGAAACTCATATTCCGTGAATTTAGAGGTGAACGAGGATGAATAAAAGAAAGTATAAACCGGGCGGTTACATCATTTCACTTGATGACTTGATGAAGCAGGAGTTTGTTTACTGCGCCGGAAAACTTGTTCACAAAGGCTGGTTTGGTAGCTGGCAACTGCGATATGCAAATAGCGAACTTGCCCGACTGCGCATCAGAGAAGCAAAAAAAATCGAGGCCAACGAATGAACACTGGCAAGCAGTTTGAAGCAGACTTCAAGGCATCAGTCCCATCCGATGCGTGGTGCTACCGACTGAAAGACAGTGCTGCCACCTACTACGGCGGCAACGAGAACCTGTCCTTTTCTATCGACAACATCTGCGACTTCCTTGTGTACCGATACCCGATGAACCACCTGTTTGAACTGAAAACCATCGAAACGCCCTCTATCCCTTTGGAAAAGGTGTTCGGCAAGTACGACAAGGCAAAGTGCAAATACCGCAAGGAAAAGCACATCACTGACATGGTGGAAGCAATGGGGTACGGCGGTCAGACTGCCCATGTAATAGTCAATTACAGGGCGGTCAACCGCACCTTTGCAATCCCTGCCAGCAAGGTTCTGGCGTTCCGTTATAACGAGAGCCGGAAGAGCATCCCTTGGCAGTGGGCAGAGCAAGAGGGAATAGAGGTCAAAGCAAAAAGGCTGCGTGTCCATTGGCGGTATGACGTTGATGGGTTGCTAAAGAGATTGGAGAAAGAACATGAAATGTGACCGCTGCGGAGAAGCGTTTGAATACTACGACAACTCTCTTTGCGGGAACTCAATCCAAAAGACGTTGGTAAACGAAAACAAAAATTTGGTTTACCCATCGTTTGAGGGCTACCCGCCGATTTGCCTTTGTCAACATTGCATGGCAAAGCTGAACAACTGGCTGAAAGGAGAACAGAAGTGAGCAATCGGATGAATAAGCATAGAAACCGCCCCTCGTCCGGCAAACAGGCGATGTCATCCAACCTCCGAAAAATCGCACGGCAGAACCAGTTGTACGGCTTTCGCATGGCTCTGGATGGCATCGCCGCCACATAGGGCGCACTGATTCAGAACCTTCGGTGCGATGCAGACCTGACCGATGAACAGGTGCAGAAAATCATCCGCATCGGCGACAGGTACTGGGAAATGGTCGGCAAGTTCAAAGAAGAGGGCATGACCCCTGACGAGTTTGCAGATTACATCACAGCAAAGTCGGAACAGGTCGAAAAAGAACTGAGAGAAAGGTGGAGCTGATGGATAAGGAACAGCTTGCCATTGCACGATTGCAGGACGCTGCACGGCTGTCTGAGCATCGGTACGAGAAACCGCTCATGGTCACATACTCTGGCGGCAAGGATTCACAAGTGCTTGTAACTCTGGCTGAACGTGCAGGAATTAACTTTGAAGTGATCAACAGCCATACCACAGCAGATGCGCCAGAGACGGTCTATTTCATCCGTGAGCAGTTCAAGGCGATGGAAGAACGTGGAATAAAATGTTCCATCGTCATGCCACGATACAAGGACAAACCTGTGTCCATGTGGACACTGATTCCGCAAAAGCTGATGCCGCCGACAAGACTTGTACGGTATTGCTGTGCCGTTCTCAAAGAAAATACTGGCCGTGATAGATTTATCGCTACCGGCGTTCGCTGGGCTGAATCAACAAACAGAAAGAAGAACCGTGGAACGATGGAGTTTAGCCATCGTGACAAGGAAAAACGCATCATTCTTATGGGCGACAACGATGAAAAGCGACAACTGTTCGAGACCTGCAACCTCAAGGGCAAGATGACCGTCAATCCTATCGTGGACTGGTCTGACGATGATGTGTGGGACTACACACACAGCGAACACCTACCTGTTAATCCGCTGTATTGCGAAGGGCAGAAGCGCGTTGGTTGCATCGGTTGTCCTATGGCCGGTAGGGGGGGCAGACAGCGCGAGTTTATGCGCTGGCCTGCCTACGAAAAAATGTACATTTCAGCGTTTGAACGAATGCTTGATGTCAGAAAAGCAAAAGGTTTGCCGTGTGACTGGCAGACCGGCATGGACGTATTCCGCTGGTGGATGGAAGATGACAACGTCAGCGGTCAGTTGAGCATGGGCGATTTGATGGAGGATAACAATGGCACTGCTGAACCATGAAGAAACAATTGCGTTTTTGACACAAAAGGAAATTCAAGACGCTTTCTTGATGCGACCGCAGAAACGGTGCGTGACAAGTGTAAAGTTTAAGTGTGATTCGTGTTGGACTGAAACGAAAATTACAGACCCTCGATTCGCAACGGAAGTGATGAAAAAGAATCCAGAAAGTCCAAGATGCCCGATTTGTGGCGAAACAATGAGATGCATAAGTTTCGATATAACAGCGAGGGATTAGTATGTTTGAATTTGCAACTCGCTGGCTGGTCTGTTTAGTCCTGCTAGCGGTGGTAGTTCAGTCCGAACGGACAATCAAAGACATGACAGACAGCCTGTTTGAAGAACGGCAGGCAATGCTTGTCTGGTTGTTCGTCAACGTGTGTCTGGCCGTTTGTACGGCTGTTGTGATGGGGTGGAAATGATGGACAACGAACTTTACTGCCCCATGAAAATGACCAGCAATCCGCTTGGGCGGTGCGTGTGCGAGAAAGAAAAGTGCGCTTGGTGGCGACAGTTGGACAACTGCTGTTCTATCTTGCAGATTGCACGGAAGCTAGACAACATCGAAACGAAAATGAAGAGGTAAGAACATGAAAAAGCGAATTTACCTTGTTCTTGAAACTGAAGCGGACGAGGATGACAAGAGCATCCTTGACGATATTGAGCAAGAACTTGGGATGGCTACACATTATTTTGAAACCTGCTCTTATAGCGAAATCGGGTTTGAGGGCTTGTGGAGAAACACATTTGAGCAACCGCCTAAGAAAGAAGATGCAGATGAAAACGGCTATGTGATGGCGATTGCTGGGCCGATCACAAAGTCCGCTTGCGTAGGTTATCCATATAAGTGGTTGTGGAATGGCGTTGCAAAGCATCCATATGCATACCCTGTTTGGAAACCCATCAAGGAGGTCTGATGCATGGCAACACCCCCGAAGCGTGGTCGTGGCAGACCGCCGCTGACCGAAGCTGAAAAGAAAAAGCGTGAGAAGCGGGCACAAAAGGCGAAAGAAGAAGCCGCAGCGAAGCGTGAGAAAGAGCGCGAGAAGAAGCGGCTGCAAAAGAACGCTATGAACAGAAAAATTAGGTCGAAAGCCAGTCAAAAACTGGCGGAAAGGCAACAGGAAGCATTGGAAAAGGTCAGAGAAATTGATGTGAATGATTTGTCCGTTTTGCTCGATGGCGAGGATGATAGAAAAATTCAAGGAATGATTGCGGCAGACTACTTCGACAATCTTCCGAAAGTGAACATGGACAATCCGATTGATGTCAAAAATCGACTGGATTTTTTCTTTAATTGTTGCAAAATAGCACGAATTTCTCCTGTCATTGAATGGATTGCACTTTCTCTCGGAATTAAGTGGGTTAGCTTGAAACAAATCATGCTGGGAGAAAGACGAAATGATAGTTTACAACAAGAATACATTCTTAGAACTGTTCTGAAAATGCAGTCCATGTGGGCATACAACGGCATTTATGGGCAGGAAAATCCTGCCGAGTGGTGCTTCCGAGCTAAAAACTATTTTGGCATGAAGGATAACGTAGAAGTTACTGTTGCTACACCAGTGCAACCATTAGGAAATGCTCAAAGCCCTGAAGAACTCGCTCAGAAGTACCAGACAGCTTTACCGAAAGGAATTGACGTGGAGTACAAAGAGGTAGCAGAAGAGGTGGTCGAGGATGACTAACGGCGATTTTATCCGCTCAATGACGGACGAGGACATCACAGAAAACTTTACGCGGGGCATCTGTGAACTTATCAAACATCGTGACCCGGAGCGTTGCCAGAACCGTGAGCATTGCTTTCATTGCGTCAAGGACTGGCTGAAAGAGAAGAACAAAATCATGGTGAGGGCTGATCAATGGAAAATAAAATGAGAAAAAGAATCAAATCTCAGTAAATGGAAGGCTGAAAAAATGAACTATGGGTATGCTCGTGTGAGCTCATCCGACCAAAACGAAGCACGGCAAATAATCGCATTAAAAGAAGCCGGAATTCAAGAAAAAAGTATCTATGTAGATAAGCAGTCCGGCAAAAATTTCGACCGCCCTGCATGGAAACGGATGAAAAGAAAAATAAAAAAAGGCGATGTTCTTTTTATTAAAAGTCTTGACCGAATGGGACGAGATTACATAGATGTGCAGGAACAGTGGCGACAACTAAACAAAGTAAATGGCGTTGACATTGTAATATTGGATATGCCGTTGTTGGACACACGAGCAGACAAAAATCTTGTTGGAACGCTTATCAGCGACATTGTGCTACAGCTTTTAGCTTTTGTTGCACAAACAGAACGAGAAAACATTAAGCAACGTCAACGCGAGGGCATCGATGCTGCAATGGCTCGTGGGGTTAGGTTCGGTCGTCCAAAGAGAGAATTGCCAGATGGGTTTGAAGAAGCGTTTCAAACGTATCTAAATGGAAAAATTGCAGGAACAGAAGCGGCAAAGAAATGCGGGCTTCCTTATGGAACATTCTACACATACGCAAGGCAAAGGATTCCTGCTGGCGTGAAAATTCCAAAGCCACAGCCAAAAGCAAATCCAAAACCAAGAAAATTAAAAAAACCTGAACATTTTGACGAAGTATATTTTTCGTGGATAAATGGTGGAATGACAATGGAAGAAGCTGCAATGCTATTAGGAATTACAGAAAAGCGTTTTTATAGGCTTACGGAAGCGGAGGGATAAACATGACAGAATGCCCCACTTGTGGTTCGAAAATGATTTTTCGCCACGACTACACGCAAAAATTCAGACATAACGGAAAATGTGTAACGTTAAAAAATTTAAGCGGATGGTATTGCAATGAGTGCAAAGAAATTATCTATTCAGGAGAGGAAGCAAAACGAATTGAAAGAATTGTTCTTGAAAGAACAAAGAACATTGATTGACTTCTCCGACCCCTGCCTACGAACGTTCCTGCCTGTCCTCTTGCAAGACCACACGACAGGTAAAAATATCATCTGGGCGACAGACCCGCCGCCTGAACTGGGCGCGGGTTTTGCAGATGAAATCACACTGGAACAGTTGGACAAGGTTCAGCTTGTTCCTCGTGTGCAGAAACGACTTGCAGACCAGAAGAAGCGCACCAGCAAGAAAGCAGAAGTATTTACGCCGACTTGGGTTTGCAAGAAGATGGCAGACGTTGCCGAAAACGACCTGAAGGGCGAGGACTGGAAGGATTACATCAACAAGACTTGTCTTGAAGCCACTTGTGGAGAAGCGCCGTTCCTCACAAGCCGATACGACACCACGACAGGGCAGATGATTGCCGTGCCGAACAGAATCGGTCTGCTGGATAGGAAGCTGAATGTTCTGGCAGAGCAGTTCCATGACTACGATATGTGGATGTGCTGGGCAATCAATGCCTACGCATCGACATACGGCTATGAGTGGCAGGGAGACAATCTCTTGCTGGCACGGTGCAACCTGTTCCTAGCACTGATTGAGAATTTCAGGTATCGGTTTGATGCTGAAAGGTTGGAAATCGGTTGTATGCCTATGTTCCTTGACTGCATCGCAGACATCATCTCATGGAACGTCTGGCAGATGGATGGGCTGAAAAAGACCGTGCCCGGCACAGACATTCCGTGCAAAATCAAAGACTGGAAAGCTTACAAAGAAATCCTTTTCAAGGACGTTGGGAAGGGAGAATAAAAAATGAAGTCGGTTCTGTTGAGCATCAATCCGAGTTGGTGCAATCTTATTTTTCTTGGCATAAAAACTCTTGAAATACGGAAAACAAAGCCGAATATGGGCGATGAACCTTTCAAATGTTATGTTTATTGCACGAAAACCAAAAATGGATGGTTCAAAGAGTGCGATGGGTACTTGGAACAACTGGACGGAAAAGTTATAGGAGAGTTCACTTGCAATCATCTGTACGAAATAACGCCAGAATCGGATTGCTTGCCAGAAGGATTTGAAGAGATGTCCGGTCTTAGGAAAAAAGAAATTTTGGATTATGTCGGAAAGAAAGGCTGGGCATGGAGCATTTCCAATGTGAAATTGTATGAACATCCAAAATTTTTGTTTGAGTTTACTCATTATTGCATTCTCATGGGGAATAGAGGAGTTTGCAATTTTAATAAAGTAAGATGCAGTTATCAAGTAGAAGAATTGGGCGAAACGAATAGACGTTTTTGTAATAAGTGCTTAAAGCGCCCGCCCCAAAGCTGGTGTTATGTGGAAGGGTGATAATATGCAAACTGACAGAGGAATCTACCACAAGCGAGTATGTGACCGCTGCGGAGCGGTTCTGGGCGGCAGGATGATGAACCCTGACGAATACTTCAAGGACTGGGCGTGGCGCAGGGACACAGGCGACCTTTGCCCGGAGTGCTATGAGGAGTACAAGCGAGTAATCGAACGGTTCAATGCCAACAGAAAAAGAAAGAGAGGGGAGAGATAATGGATGTTTACTGCACCACAGAACATTGCTCTTGCATGGGCATCAAGCAGTTCTCTGCTGGCAAGGCTATCCGATGCACAGCAGAATCCTGCAAGAACAAATCTGAGCCGTCCTGTGGCTCTTGCAAATGGTACGCAGAGCCGGAGGGCGTGTGTGTAAACGACCAGTCAGAACACGTTGCAGACTTCGTGTGGGACGAACGTGGATGCAAGGAATGGGAGAAAAGAGAAAATGACAACTAAAGATACGCTCGCCATATTTGTTCTTGGGTCAATTATAACATTATTTGTTGGAGCCTTTATTACGGTTCTTGAAATGTTTCTTTGGGACATGACCGATAGCATTTCACTTGAATGGTCATGGAAGCATCCAGAATGCTCAACAATTATTCATGCGATAATAATGGCGACTATCAACGCCGTTATCTTTTGCGGTGGATTTTTTGCTGTATGGCTGGCGAAAGGATGAGGAAATGAGCTATGATATTTCGCTGTGCGACCCAGTAACGCATGAAACGCTTGAAGTGGATGATATGCACTTTGTTGCTGGCGGTACTCGTTCTATTGGAGGTACAAGAGAACTGTGGCTCAACGTCACCTATAATTACGGCCACTTCTATTATCGACCGGAAGTGTTTGGTGAGGGCGGCATCCGCTCCATCTACGGCAAAACAGGAGCAGAGAGCATTCCGATGCTTGAAAAAGCTATTTCTGCGCTAGGTGACGATGTAGACGACAGCGACTACTGGCACGCCACAGAGGGCAACGCCAAACGTGTCTTGTGCGGTTTGCTTGCGTTTGCAAAGATGCGTCCTGACGGTGTGTGGGACGGAGATTGAAAGGAAAAAATCGTGGGTAATGTTATTGTTTTTGCGCTTATGATTTTTATGGCATTCATTATTGGAGCGCTTATTTGTGCAACTGTGTTATTCGTTGAGGTTTGTGGATTTTGGCATACGATTTTGGGCGAAATTCGTGACATGAAAAAGAGGATTATTGCAGACGTAATCCTCCATATTATCATTTTTGGCATCGGCATTCCGACTGTTTATATCATGGCTGCAACAGGAGCATTTACGCATGGCTAACACTCTTTGGCATCCGGCAAGCGAACGGCCACGAGAGCGGACGCAACCTTTGTTGCTTGCAACTAAGACAACGTGGCGTGATAAAGATGGAAAAATGTTGCAAGGAATCTCGCCGACAGCGTACTTTCTTGGCTGTTACGCAGACGGTCAGTTCTGGGATGAGATAGGCGAGAGACTGCCGAAAGATGTGACTGTGACGCATTGGATGGCGTTTCCGATGGTATAGGAGGGCTAAACATGACAAACAAAAAGTTTGGTATCATCATTATGGACTTGAGCTTTTTTGACTTCGGGCCGAAACCGCCTTGCGGGTACATCAAGGCGAGGCATATTCGCCCAGCATACGGCAAAGGCACAAGGCCTGTAAAGGCGCATAAGCGAATCACGAGAACAAGAGAGGGATTTAGAAAGTGACAGAATTGAAATTATGCCTTTGCGGAGCGGAGCCACATATCGAAAAAGAAAAAGAGCCTTTTGGTGTTTATGAGCATTATGTAGTTTTATGCGATAAATGTGGCAGACATTCTCAAACTTTTTCTTTTTTGCCATCAGCAATTATAAACTGGAATAAAAGAGCAGTAAGAACAATATAAAGAAGAAAAAAGGATGGAAGAACTTAAGAGATGTCCGTTCTGCGGTGGGAAAGCCGTGTTTTCCATAAAGAAGGATTTTTCAAGAAGCCTTATAAAAGGATACGAATTTAACATCCAATGCAATAAATGTGGTTTCACAAATCCCAATAGAGAGTATCGAATCGAGTTTAGAATGAACGATAGTGGAGAGATTGAAATTATCCACGATGGACGCAAAGACGCTATCGAAGCATGGAACAAACGATACAAAGAGGATTGAGTATGGACAAAAAACGAGACAGCTTTACGTTCCAACGATATTACTTTGAAGCCATCTCCACATTCAAAAGTAAAGAGAAACTGGAACTATACGATGCAATCTGCGCATACGTTTTTGAAGGAAAAGACGCAACTTTGAACTCAAAAAAAGCAGAATCTTGTTTCATTTTGATTAAACATCTGCTCGATGAAGAGTGGAAAAGAAGCGATATTGCGTCAAAAGGATGGTCTACACGAAAGTCGGCTCACCCTCATGTCATAAATGAGATGAAGGTCAGCTCATCTATGAGTTCAAAGTCAGATGACAATGAACCCATTGTATCAACTGACAGTCAGACGAACGTCAAGACCTTGCCGGAGAGTGCAGTCAAGAAGAAACCTGACATCTTCTCCGAATTTGCTCATGGCGATAAAGCCTTGCTGGAATCCCTGCGAGAGTTCGCACAGATGCGTACAAGAATCAAAAAGCCTATGACAGACCGGGCGAAACAGATGCTCTGCAACAAGCTGGAAAAGTTTGATCGGCATGACTGGAAAGCCATTCTCGACCAGAGCATCTACGCTGGATGGCAGGACATTTATGCATTGAAACAGGATGACCAGTACGAGCAAAGTACGGAGATGGAGTTTCCTAGACTATGACAATGGACGTTCAAACGGTATTTATTGGTGCGCTGATGCTCTGCAAGCCGGGCGTTGTGGATGAAATCATACCAGACCTTGAACTTGACTTGTTCAGACCTGAGCTGAGAGACGTTTTTGCGGCTGTTCAGGGCTATTGGACGGCCAGGGGCAAGATAGATATAGTCGAGATAAACACGCAGCATCCAGACGTAGCACAGACGCTATTGGCGTGTGTACAAACCTGTGAATCAGAGTGTGTACGAATTGACAGGGAGCAGATGCAGCGTTGGGCGCAGCTTATCAGAGAACAAGCTGCACTTACTCGTGTGCAAGGTCTGGCATTTCAGATGACCAGTGAGCTTACCGACTATTCTGATCTATCAGACATCTACCAGCAGATGGGTGAAGCAATGAGCCTGAAAGCTGAGGAAGAAGATGCGTGGACATACGAAGATGTGCTGAACGACTATGTGCTTCACATGGACGAGAAACCTGTGTACATCAAGACGGGTCTAGATCGTCTGGATGAAGCACTGCACATCTCACCGGGTGATTTCATCATTATCGGCGGCAGACCGTCTGCGGGCAAGACAGCCTTGTCTCTGCAAATAGCAGCAAGCATGGCAAAGCAAAACTACATCGTGTACTATTTCAGCCTAGAAACCAGCAAACGCAAGCTGGGCGCACGTCTGATGGCTAATCAAATATACTGCCCTCTGGACACGGTGAAAAATAAGGCGGTCAGCTTGAATGAGATTGACGGACAGGCAAAGAACATGAAGATGCCCTTATATATCCGCTCCGCTGCCGGAAAGAACGTGGCGTGGATGAAGGCTCAGGCTCTCCGTAAAAAGGCTCAAATCATCTTCGTAGACTATCTTCAACTTATCCACGAAACAGGCGCAAAGGACAGATATGCAGCCATTACAGCCATATCCATTGCCCTGCATGAGCTGGCGCAGACTACAGGTATTGTCGTGGTAGCTCTTGCACAGCTCAATCGAAACCCATCCAAGCCCGGAGCAACGCCTACTAACTCCGACTTGCGAGAAAGCGGACAAATTGAGCAGGACGCAGATGCGATCATCCTTTTGTCCGGCGACAACCCCGACAAGTATTTGTTCCGGCTAAGCAAGAACAAGGAAGGCGAGATAGGAGACCTTCCCATCACGTTTAACAAGCAGATTCAACGGTTCCAAGAGTATACTTGGATGGATTGAGCACATGGGCTGTCAGCAATGGCAGCCTTTTGCATATACGCACACAGAAGCCCTACAAACGCTTTTAGCGTCATACGGCAAACTTATCGACTGAATATAGAAATCGGCCTTGGCACGGTTCTAGGGGGCTGTGAGCGCATTGTATATGTCTACGACTATTGCAGGAGGAGAAAATGGAATACATGACAGCCGATACAAAGGTCAATGGGTACATGGTCTACCCTCGATTCCTCTCGACTATTGACGTTAGCCCAACAGAGAAAATTGTTTACGTTTACCTGTTCAATCGTGCAAGGTCGTCACAGAAGGCAAGCAGAAGCGGAAAGTTTGCTGACCAACTAGGGCGGGTGTACATCGTGTATCCCATCAAAGACCTTGCTGCCAATACTGGATTCACGGAACGATGGGTCAAGAAGTCTCTGAAAGGACTGGAAGAAGCAGGGCTGATCGAGCGCAAGCGTGAAGGGAAGAACAAGCCCGATAAAATATACGTCAAAGTGCCGGAAGAATCGTCGAAGAGCGAAAAAGGAGGTGAACAATCATTCACCTCTGAGGGGAACGATACTTCACCTGTGAGGGGAACAATCGTTCCCCTCCTTAATATAGAAGAAAAGAAAAGAAAAAAAGTTATTAAGAAAGCGGGCGGCCCGCCCGATGGGAACGCCAGCACGCCGGACTTCGAGGATGTGAGCGAGTATTTTTTGGATGCTGGATGTGAGAACAGGCTTGCCAGCAGGTTCATGAACTACTATGAGGGAACAGGTTGGATGACCAAGACTGGAAAGCCTATAACAAACTGGAAGGCCTTTGCTGATATGTGGATTGACAAAGAACAGGAAAAGCAGCAGTACAGTGAACCGGAATTCAATCGCCTGTAAAGGTTCTTTCCCCCTACAACCCTCTATCTCCAAAAGCTATACCGTTAGTCAGCAGAGCAGACCGTAGGCGAGCACTGGCGTGAGGTTCGGGCTGGTGGATGGTTTACGACTATTTCACATGGAGAATTGACTTAATTTTGTAGTCGGTTGAATATGTAGAAATGTTGCATAGCTATATGAGCGGGTGATTACAGATTGAAAGCGACTGACCAGCAGAATAGTCTTATTGGATAGTTAAAAGTATTGAAGTATTTGCCGAATTGGATAATCTTAGTTGGTTGGTATGATATGATTGCAGTTGTTGGTAATTAATCGGAGAAGAACGAACCAAATCGGATGATACGACTATTCCAGCGGAATAATAGTTAAAAAGATTGAGTAATTGTCTGCGACTATTATAATAAGTACGATGGTTAAATATTTTGAGGTAATGTGATTGGGATTAAAATTGGCAGGTGTCTTGACATATATTGATTTTGGGGGAGGTCGGATGACTTAGCGACTATCGCACCTCTCTTTCTCTAAAAGGCAAACGACTATTTCACACAAAAAATACACGACTATTTGACGGTAGTTCGCAAGAAAACGCTACGACTATCACTCTGCGACTATCAGCGGACTGCTCGTTACTATCCTATATATAGGACTTTCAAAAGCTGGTCGTCTGACGACTTTACGACTATTCCACGACTATTTTAACGGAGAAATTACGACTATTGGCTACGACTATTCCAGCCGGAACGCTACGACTATTGCTGACCTCTATTAGCTATCGGGCGAAAGCCCGAAAAGAGATGCGGCGGTAGCCGTCAAGGGTTCCGCGCCGCCCGCCGTTCCCTTGCTGCTGGACTGCTCCGCCGGGTGGAGGGTGCCAGCGATTTGCAGACGGCAGGAGCTGACACCGCCGGGCTTGCATGGTCTGCGATCTGCTGCACTGTATGGCATGGATCCATAAAAGGGACGCACTCTTATATACCTTATTATAATAGGCGGCTGTGCTGAGCTGTACAGCGTCCGGCGTGGCGGTGGTATCTGGTATCGGTGCGGGGCGTCCCGGTGCGTGTGCGCGCTCCAACGTGTCGCAGACGGTATTATAGCTGCTTGTGTCGGTCTGGTATCTGCGGCGGCTGAGCGGTACAAATTGCAGGAAAAGCCCCTGTAAATCTCTGTGCGCTGTTTTGTTGCGATGGCGGTATAACTTGCATGAACGTAATAAAAGCCACTGTAAACGCTTGTATGGGGTTGTATTGCAGCAGGGCAAAATAAAAGCCCTACACCCTCAGCAGATGCAAGGCAAAAGAAAAACCCGGCCATTTCTGACCGGGTGAAATGCTTCTTATTTTGACGCCTTAAACAGCGCCGAGAAAAACCAAAAAACGAACAGGATACAAGAAAAAATCACTTGTCGCACCTCCATCAAACCACGCTAAAACGCTTGTATGTGGTGCGCTTGCTGCACTCTGCATAAATATCCGGGTGTGCTGCCTGTAAAAGCTTGCTATCAAGTCGGACGCTTTGCACATCCTTGTAAATGGCCTTTGCAGTGCCCTGCACCATTTCGGGTGCGCCGTGCATCATGTCAATGATTTCAGCCTTTACAGCGTCATTCATTGCTTCAAGCTCTTCAATTAACCGCTTATTTTCGCGGTATGCGTTCACCTTTTCTTCGAAAGTCGTCATTTTTATACCTCCATAAAAAGATGCAAGCCAGAATTTGCTTTTTTGTGCCGCTCAAAATCGGCCTGCGTACCGTGTCCAAAATTAAAAGCGCCTGCAATGCGTTCCGCGTCCCATACACTATAAGCACCGGCACGGATAGCGGCTTTTGCGTTGCCGCGATACTCTGCAGCAAGTTCCGGCTTGTAAATATCGATTGTCATTTTTTCGCCCTCCTCAGCTGTTTAAAAAAGCAATCATAACGAGTGCGCCGGATATCATGCCGCCAACATACCAGAGGGCTGCCCACTGGGTTGCATCGAGTACCAACATATCACTGAACCCCCTATCACATAACCTGGAACAGTGCAGATGTGCGGGCGGTCACGGCGTACAGTTTGCCGGTGGTGTTTCCCTTGACCAACACGGCGGTAACACCGTAAATGCCGGTGCTGTATGCGATGGTATCAAACCCGCATTCTGCAACGCGGATTGCGTCAATCTCTGCGAAACGCTTTTTGGTCAAGTCCTCTGCTGCGTTGGTGGTAACATAGCGGCGGATATCTTTTAATGTGGTTTTCATGGTTTATACCTCCGTGTATCCGTCTGCAATGGCCTGCGCCTTGATTGTGTCCATATCCCGCTTTGCTACAACGGGCACGTCCTTAGATACCCAGCCATCAGGGACGCGGGAAAAGGTCTTTGCGTTAGTGTCAATGCACAGATAGTGCGCCATTCCGTATGCGGTGTTCTTGGTTCTGAATTCTAGCTTCATGGTTTTTGTCCTCCTGTTTTGTGGTGGTGTGGTTGTAGTCCATATTTATCTGGACTGATTATATTATATCCATATATATATGGATTGTCAATACTTTCGGCAAAATATATCCATATAAATATGGATAAAAATAAACGTCCTAAATTGTACACTTTGCCGGACACATTGCAGGCAGTCCAGCACCCGCTGCCGTCCCGATCTCCCGGTGCAGCGTGTCCAGCGTCCGGGCGTGTGTGCCGGTGCATGACGTGGTTTGCCTTGCTACCTGTGCTGTGCAGGCTGTCCGGGTGCGCTGGGGGCTGGGGTCTCCACCGGCGGGGTATATGGGGCGAGCCGGGGGGTGGGGTGGTCGACGCCTCGCGTAGAAAAAATTCAAAAAAGGCGTTTTCTCCATATCACCCCCTCTTTTCTGCGCAAATCACCCCACCCCCCATTGCCAATCTCAAAAATTCCGCCGCAAAAACAAAAAGACCCCTACAAAGGGTCTGTGTTCTGTGCTATACTTGACCGTAAGAAAGGGGCATTGTAAAATGGCAAAACTCGTAAAGTGTAAACACTGCGGCGCAAGGATAGCGGCTACCGCTAAAACCTGTCCGCAATGTGGTGGAGAGAATACACCGCCAAAGCCAGCTTATAAGCGGCTGTGGTTCAAAATCCTTATGGTAATGTTCGTATTGGCTTTTATTATGGATTTGGTAAGCCCTCGTAACAAAACAGATACTGCGGTTAGCTCTGAAAGCGAAAAACCAACATCATCCGTTGCGTCATCTGTAAAGACAGAATCTGAAAATCCGTCTGGTACTTCGGAAGAAGCCGTAAAAGAGAACGGCTCTATTGTTTTAGTTGATGAAGTTCTTGGCGATTATGGAAAAGAAGAAACAAACAAGAGCGGGTATAAATATATCTGGTACATGGTTCCGACTGGCACATACGAAGTTGAGAATCAAAACAAAGAAGCGACAGTATTTGTTGTGTCTGATGCAAATTCTGACGATGTGAGCGATGTACTGAAATTTGAAAAAGCTGGCGAAAAGCAGAATGTTACCATTAAAGACGGTTATCATATTGAGCTTTCGATTAGTGCGGAAGTCTTGCTAACACCAGTTGAATAAAGGGAGGAATCTATAAAAATGTACGCCTTATTTGGAATGATTTCTCTGGTTGCAACGCCTGTGTTTGGAGCACTGTGTCTTTACAACAAAGCAAAGCATAAGAAAGACAATCGAATGTTAATTGCTTTCTTTGTATCATTTGCAGTTTTTGTTATATGTTTGGCTGTAACACCAGAGCCATCACATGATGAATCGGCAAGCTCCGGCGTTACATCTTCCTCCGCCAAGTCTACGACAACGGAACTGGATAGTAGCTCTATTGAGGAAGCTTCCGAAAGCTCAGCAAGTAGCACTCCGGTATCTCAAAAAGCGGCATCCGAATCTGAACAGCCTATAAGCTCTGAACCAGCAAGCAGTGAGCAGGTGGCATCCAGTGCTTCTTCGCATAACCCAGATGATGATATTCCAACGCTTGATTTGGATGACTATGCAAAACAGGCGGCCGACAACGCTGTAAAGGCAAAAGACAAATACGCTGGTAAGCAATATAAGGTGACATATCAAGTCAACAGTGTATCAGACGCAATGATTAAGTTAGATAATCCGTACACTGTTATGTTCAGTGTGAATTTCGTCACTTCTCACAGCATTGGTTATACCGTTTATATGGCTGGATTCCCGGAAAACGAAAAAGACAAGATTTCTATGCTTTCTCCCGGCCAGACCGTTACATTCGTCGGCAATTTTGATGGAAACAAATTCACTGATTGCCGATTTATAGCTCCGTAAACACAAAAGCCAGCGGCTAGATGTTCTCTAACCACTGGCTTTTCTTATTAGATGTTATACGCTTCTACGGATGCTTGCGTAGAGCAGACGGAACGTCTCACGGCCTTTCGGCGTTACTCTGGTCTGTACGCCGCCGTGCTTGTTCTTCTGGTTGCAGTATTCCTTGACAGCAAAGAGACCGTCGCCCTTGCCCGCTTTCGGCAGGATGCCTTTGCTTTTGTCGCGGTAGATGTATCCGTCAGAAATAAGCATCTTGATGAACAAGCGCTCTGGGATACGCAGTTCCTTTGCGGTCGAGCGGAAGTTGGTAGATACGTTCCACGCCACGAGGTCGTCAAAGTAGTCTGCTTTAGGCTGCATCTCCTCGTTCTTCTCACAGAGTTGCTTGTTCTGCGTCTGCAACGCTGCGTTCTTTTCCTTTTCGGCTTTCATGTTCTGAATCAGCCCGATCACGAAGTCCGGGTTGGCAATAGCCGTCTCCAACAGGTTGTCGGTCATGTACATTCCATGCTTGCGAATGGACGGCAAGACCTCGTGAGTGACCCAGTGCTTAAACCGCTGTGCACTTTCCAGCTTGCTGCTGAAAATCAGACTGTACAGGCCGGATTCGTTGATGATGGTTGTCTTGCTCTTGTAATTAGAACCATCACCCTGAATCAGGGTAGTGGTTTTATCTTGCTCATCAACGTGTGCTGACAGTGCGTTCTCAGGCTTTGCGTAGCCAAGCGCCACCGCAATGTCCTTGCCAACAAACCAAGGGTCATCGTCAATGAGCATGACACGGATTTCGCCAAACTCGGCGTTGTTGAAGATTTTGATGTTCTCAGACAAAGAAAGTTGCATTAAAAAGCTCCTTTTCACTTGTGAGAGAAGCAATTTTCTGCTATAATAACGGCGAGAGAATGCTTCTCTCAGGGTTTACATGATACGTTCGCTAAAGTTTGCCGACAGCAGCGGACGTATCATTTTTCGTTTTCATCGGTCTCCGGGATGGGATGCAGCGTAAAGAACGCGTCTCGAAGCGCAAAGGACAACGAGACACGCTTCTTGATGCAATACGCTTGCAAATGCTCAAACTGCTTGTCAGTCATACTGATCGTCAGCGTTCGCTTGAACCGCTCGGCGTAAGGGCTACTCATGTTTATTCACCTCCTTTCATTTGCTGGTGATGTTAGTATAACCTTATTTTGTGTTAAGTCAAGAAAAGAAGTGCTACATATAGCACTCGATAGCGTTGACGTCAAAATTTGTAGACTTGCACAAAACTCAGCCCTTATTTTTTGCTGCTCCCGCTTCATACCCTGCCCGGTAGTTCAGTTCGGACAGCTTACCCAGCGCTTCTGCGTACTCCCTGTCCTCGCTGGTCGGTTCCTTGCCGTGCGCGAGGGTTTTTAGAAATTCTTCGGTTGTCGTGGGAAAGTTCATGTTTTTTGCTCCTAACTCTTGCGGAGAGCAGCCCTTTTTGGTATAATAGATTCCGAAAAGGGAGACTGCCCCCTTGGTGGTTGCAGGTTCTCGTTTCGTGATGTGGATAAGCTATCAGCGTTGCCGTCCAAAGTTCCGCTGGTAGCTTATTTTTTATGCCTTGATGTTCTCAACGTAGGATGCTACCCACTCGATACCCATGCGGATAACATCAACCTTTGAGATGCCCAATGCCTTTGCGCTGCTTTCCATGCTTGCGATCTGGCTCTCAGTGAGCCGGGTGCTTATCATGCGCAGCTTATCACGTTCCGAGGTTTCTGCCCGTCTTGCCAAGCTTATCACCTCGCTTTCGCTGGAATAAGTATAAAGCGTGAAAATATGCTTGTCAAGACCCAAAGTTTTACGGAAATGAAGTTCGGCAGAATTACTCCTTATTATAGAAAATTTTCTACCTGATTGTGATTAACTAAGTAAACATCCTTATACTACTCTAGTATGTATAAATACATACTAGAGTATATTTATATATAATATAAGCGCAAGCAAAGAAAGTCCAGAAATATCTTGACATCCAGAAATATCTTGATATAATAGAATCAAGAAAGGATGGCGAAGAAAAATGACGGCAAGTGAAGCGATAAAGGAAATTTTGAAATTGAAGGAATTGAACCAAGCGAAGTTAAGTGATATGCTTGACATTCCGCTTAAAACCTTGAATGAACGTCTAAGGCACAAAAACATTAGTGTCAACAAGCTGGATGAAACACTAAGGGTTATGGGATACAAAATTATGGTAGTCCCTCGTGAGACAAAAGTCGAAAATGGGTTTGACATCAAGTGATGGGTGAAAAAAATGCGTTACTTCTTAGCTAGAGTGTCTAGTAAGGAGCAAAGCCTTGCAAGACAGCTTAAAATCGCACGAGATCGGTTCGACATTCCGGACGAGAATGTATTTTGTGATAAAATGACAGGTAGCAGCTTTGACCGTCCGCAGTATAAACGATTGAAAGAGACTGTCAAGGCTGGGGATGAAGTCATCGTCAAGGAATTTGACCGATTCGGGCGTGACAAAGACGAAATGAAGCGAGAACTTCAATGGTTCAAAGAAAAAGGCGTGATTGTTCGCATTCTCGACATTCCGACCACGCTTATTGACTTCCAAGACCAGACGTGGGTGCTGGAAATGGTAAACAACATCCTTATTGAGGTTTTGGGCGCAGTAGCTGAACAGGAACGCAAGAAAACCAAGCAACGTCAGGCAGAGGGCATAGCTGCCATGCCTATTGTTGATGGCAAGAGAGTGTCGGCCAGAACAGGCCGTAGCTTTGGCAGACAGGAAAAGCAAGTTGACGAGCAGCAGTTTGAAAGCCTATTAGAGCAACAGCAAAAAGGCAAAATTACCGTAAAAGAGTGCTGCAAGCAGCTTGGCATCGGAAAATCCACTTGGTATGAGCGTGTCGAAAGATACGCAAATAAAAATAGCGGTAGCCCAACCACAAGCCACCGCTAAGAGTACACCAACTTCATCAAAACAGGAAAAAGAATGGTGCAACCATAGTATACCATTCTTTCTTCTAATAAACAAGGAAAACTAAAAATAAAAAAGCAGCGCCCCACCACAGGTCGCTGCTACAAACAAGAACCACCAATCCCTCAACAGGATGATAGTACATGAGTATTATACCATTTCTGTTGGGGTGTGGCAATATAAAATCAGTAGAAAGGGTATACTAACATGAAAAAATCTAATTTGATAGCAGATTCTCCTTATGGGCATTTAATTGTAGCGGATGGAAATATCAAACTACGTTCAGTGTTCGATTTTCCCGGATGCACAGAACTGTTCTCGTTTTTGTATGTTTGCGAGCAAGTGAATTGCACTGTCGAATTTGAAAACGAGGAAATTATCGTAGAACCAAAAAATACGGATAACGCGATTCAAACTATGCTCGCGGTTTATGTTTCGTTTGGCCAAGACGATACAATCTTCAAAAGATACATGAACTATTTGACGAAACTCGGTTCAGATGGAAAGCGTGAGCCGACTGTTTGCGGTGGGTAAAAGGGGATTGCTATGAAACAGATGAATTGGGAAGAATCGGAAGGTTGCAATCGGTTCATAAAAAACATAACCGCTGGTATATTAGAGTATGTTCTTGAAGTTGGAATTGATGAAGCGGTCAAAGAATGCGTCAAGGACAATCCGCTTTTGGACAAATGCCCTCATCTCGAATCCTACGCAAAGGAACACGGATTCATCTAACCCGCCAGACGTGGTATCGGATTGCTGAACAGAGAAAGGCTGGATAATATGCAAGGAGAAGAACTGATTGTTAAGAATGGTAGCATCACACTGCGGTCTATGCTTGACTTTGGTGGATTCCTTGAAATCAAGAGGTTCTTGGAAGCCTGTCATTCGGAAAACTGCACCGTAACCTTTGCAAACGAGGAAATTGTCATTTTCCCGAATGAATACGATGCTGCTAAAGATGCTCTCGTCTTTATTTACGGTACACTGGCAGAAAGACACAGTATCATTGAAAAGTATCTTCGCTACAAATTGATGCTTGGGGATGAAGAACCGAAGCCTACTTTACATAGTCAGAGAAAGGAATAAAGCATGAAACCCGTAAAATTGTCAGAACAGAGTTTGAAACTCATTGAAACGCTGTGCGATTACACCGACAAGCCCGATATTCTCAATGCCGTCGCAGACGCTTTGTACTACGATGCGGACGAGCTGAAACGCAGGCTCAACCAGCTTGCAGAAGAAGTCAAATAAACTGAGCAACCCATTTATTAAGATGGATTTTAGTAAATAATTTTCTGAAGCAAAATTATAAAACCGAATATTTGATTTTTGTGCAGTTGTAGGCACTCTTTACATTTTCAGGTAGGGGGTGCCTATTTTTTTATGCAGCCAAAGCAGTGTATCGCCATCATTGACAGCATCAAAGCGTATGCAAAGCAGAATCCGACCGAAGCACAGGTTTATGAAGACTGGTTTCAGTCGGTAGTGAACCTGAGAGACGCTCTGCCACAGGACAAGCGGTTCGATGCCTACAAATACTCTGGTGAGCTACGCTCTGTCTGCGCAGCCATGATGGGAAAGATGAAAACAGGCGAGGACGTGGCAAAAGTCTATGACATTATCGGTCGGACGTACCTGTTTGAAGCAAAGGATGTGTTCGACAGCTATTGCATCTACCTTGAATGGAACCGTGCGCCGGAGAAGAAGTTCTATCAGCCACGAAGAAAGGTGTTAAGAACCGTTGCGAACGCCCTGCAAGACCTTGCAGATGACAGGCTGGACTTGCTGGCAATCTCGATGCCCCCCGGCTGTGGTAAGACGGCTCTAGCTATTTTTTATCTGACATGGCTTGCGGGAAGAAACCCTGACGAACCGATGCTTACAGGTTCTCACTCGAACAGCTTTGTTCGTGGCGTTTATGACGAGTGCTTGCGTATATTCGACAAGGACGGAGAATATCTGTGGAATGATGTTTTTCCGGACGTTACTGTGTCGAACACCAATGCGAAGGACTGCCGCATTGACTTAGGCAAGAGAAAGCGTTTTGAAACGCTTGAATTTACGTCTATTGGCACTGGTAATGCTGGTTTGTACCGAGCATCTACGCTTCTCTACTGTGATGACCTTGTGTCCGGTATCGAAGTTGCACTTTCCAAACCCCGCCTTGATAAGCTGTGGGAAACGTACACTACCGACCTTAGACAGCGTAAAATCGGCAACAAGTGCAAGGAACTGCATATTGCTACACGCTGGTCTGTCCATGATGTTATCGGCAGATTGGAGCAAAACTACGGAGATTCCGACAGGAACAGATTCATTGTTATGCCAGCAATGGACGAGAAGGACGAATCGAACTTTGATTATGACTACGGCGTGGGATATAGCACAGAAACGCTCCGCAAGCAGCGTGAAGTCATGGATGAAATGAGCTGGAAAGCACTGTACATGAACCAGCCTGTTGAGCGTGAAGGTCTGCTGTTCCCTGCCGATGAACTGCGGTATTTCAACGGCGTTCTGCCTGATGGAGAGCCTGATCGTAAGCTCATGGTCATGGATATTGCATGGGGCGGCGGTGACTTCACGGCCTGTCCTATTGCCTATGTGTACGGAGATGCCGTGTTCATTCCTGACCTTGTGTTCAATAACGGCGACAAGACCGTGACCAGACCGGAAGTCGTGGGCAAAATCATCCAGCACAAAATCAACGTGGTGCGTGGTGAAGCCAACAACGGCGGCGATGAATATTGTGATGTGGTAGACAGCCAGCTCCGGCAGCAGGGCTATCACTGCTCTGTTCGTAGCCAGCGTGCGCCAAGTGGTCAAAGCAAGCTGTCAAGAATCATCCAGTATGCGCCGGACATCAAACGGTTCTACTTCCTTGACGAAAAACACCAGTCGAAAGAGTACAAGGCGTTTATGGAACAGGTCACGATGTTCACGCAGCTTGGCAAAGTTCCACATGATGATGCACCGGACAGCCTGGCACAGCTTGCCGATGAATTGTACAACGGAATCAGTAAAATTGAGCCTGTCAAGAGGCCATTTTAATAATTCTCCTAAATAGCCGGGTGCGTAGGCATTAAAATTTGATTTGCCTGTTGACATGGCTTACAATAGTACTAGGAAGATTTGCGACTTCCTCTAGGTATTGCGTTGACGAGATTTTTAAGTCATTTTTACTCGTCATTTGTTGTGTAATACCCTCCTTTCTTACTCACCCACGACAGCCGCCTTTCTCTGTCGTGGGGATTATATGTTGCGTTTCCGAGTGGACGGAACGTTGTTTGTACTCCCCCAACTGACACGAAGCGGTTCAAACCCGCTACGCAGCACAACTATCCTCTTGCTTTGCATGGGATTTCTCTTTTGACACCTCATCGCTATTCCCGGCTCTCGATGCAAAAGGCTTTTTTGAATTTTCTCCTTTTGCAAAGAGCAGCGGTTATTCATTAAGCCGGGTTTCTATCGCGGAGTGGAGCAGTCAGGTAGCTCGCTTGGTTACCAAGAGGTCGCTGGTTCAAATCCGGCTTCCGCGTCCGAATCGCAGTCCGAATCATTGCCTGTCCGGCAAACAAAAAGACTGTGAAGGTTTTCCGGGGCGGAAAATAGCACGGCTGGAAGTGCGAATAGTTTCCCAGTAGCTTCTGACAGGTCTGTGCTCAACAGCCTGTTTCCAGAAATTCAACGAAAGGAGCACAGATGGTAGCAAAAGTACGATGCAAGCGTCCTCGAAAAGACACAAACGGTAATCCGTGTGATTGCGGACGTTATCTTGGCGAAGTAGAAGGTAAGTTCTCCCTTCTGTGTCCTCTTTGCCATTGGATTACAATTGGAGATTCCAACCTTCCAAAAGATACATGGGTCTCCGTACCAAAGTTTAAAAACTGAATAGCTTTTGAAGCGCAGTTGTAAGCGCAGTGAGATAGACCTTAACAGGTTTGTCTTGCTGCGCTTTTTATTTTGCCGGAAAGGAGGAACGCATGGCTGAGTATCAGATGGTTGTTGGCGGCTTTTTGAATGAACCGCTGACAGGACGTAGACCGATTGAAACGCCGGAGACGGAAATCAATCGGGCAAACGTGCTGAAAGTGGTTATGGGCAAAGCAGAGCCTATTCATCTGCTGAACAAGAACGAGATTCGCTTTCTGCACAACTACTACTTGGGTAGTCAGCCTGTCCTCCATCGCACGAAGGAGTACCACGCTGAAATCACCAATCGCATTGTAGAGAACCACGCCAACGAGTGCGTGGGCTTCTACACCGGCTACATGAGCGGCACTCCTTGCTCTTATGTGCGGTCTGAAACGGCAACTGGTGACGGTGAGGAAATCGCCCGCCTGTCCAACGCCTTGCAGTATGAGGGCAAGGACGCGCTTGATCGGCGGCTCTGGCAGTGGATGTTGGAATGCGGACAGGGATACCGCATTGTTCTCCCTGACAAAGGGTACAACGGCAACTACCCGGACGAAACGCCCCTGCTAGTGGACGTTCCCGACCCGGATATGGCGTATGTGATTTACAACTCCGGCATCGGACATAAGCCCATCGCCAACGTGCTTCACATCCCGCGCAATTATCAGAATGATTTGAACGACCTGATTTGCGTGTATACGCCAAACCAGTATTTTGAAATCGACAACGGCAAAATTACGAAAACGGAGAGCCATTCCCTTGGAATGCTGCCGATGGTCGAATACAAGCTGAACCCGGAGCGTATGGGTCTGTTTGAACCGGCTATCCCTGTACTGGATGCAATCAATGACCTTGAAAGCAACCGTCTGGACGGCGTGGCACAGTTCATCCAGTCCATCATGGTGTTTACCAACTGCCTTGTTGACGAGGATGCGTTGAACAAGGTGAAGGAATTGGGCGCAATGTGCCTGAAATCCACCGCTGGTCTGCCCGCTTCCGTTTCTCAGATTGCAAACGAGCTTGACCAGCAGCAGAGCCAGACCCTGCTTGATTCCATGTTGAACGTGTACCGCAGCCTGACTGCCATGCCTAGTGCTACTGGAAGTGAGAATGCAACGTCCGACAATGTGGGCGCAGTCATCGTCCGTAATGGCTGGAATCACACCGAAGCAAGGGCGCAGCAGTACGAGAATATGTTCAAGTACGCTGAACGCCAGAGCTTGTCTGTGATGCTCAAAATTCTGCGTGACACGGCTGGTTCTAAGCTGATGGCAAGTGACATCAACATCAAACTGCCACGCCGCCAGTACGACAACCAGCAGAGCAAGGTTCAGATTTTCGCACAGATGATTCAGCAGCCAATTGACCCGCAGTTGGCGTTCACTACGCCCGGTTTGTTCCCTGACCCACAGGCTGCTTACGAAATGAGCAAGCCTTTCCTGATTGCTTCTGGCAAGCTGGGCGAGGATGGGAAAGCACCGAAGCCGCAGGAACAGCCCGCAGACCATATTGCCGACAACGGCAAAATGGTTGGCAATCAGGCTGATGGAAAGGAAAGCGACGATGTATAAGGGCAGAGCACTTTCAAGAGCAGAGATGGCTTTATTTCAACATATTTACGATTCACTTTCATATGCAGAAAAGCTGATTTTGCAAATTGAGCCGAATCGAGAAAGAAGCATTGCGCTTACTCACCTTGAAGAAGCCGCTCTTTATGCCAATGTAGCGATTGCTCAAACAGAGCCAAAAGAGCCTTCTAAAGAACGGCTTGAACTTTTCAAAAAGATTCTAAGCAAAATCGACAATGAAACAGAGGGCGAATAGCCCTTTGCCATAAACACGGCAGGGAAGCCGGGATACAAATTTCGCAGCGTTGCAGGGAAGCAACGGTAAAAAAACGCAGGAGGAAATTAACGATATGAACTACAAAGCGTTACTTGGTGATGCCTACAAAGAGGGCATGACCGCCGATGAAATCATTTCTGCGCTTGAAAAGGTTGCAGACCCTAACGCAGAGATCGAGAAGCTGCGTAACGCCGTGACGAAAGCCAACGGCGAAGCTGCTGAGTACAAGAAGCAGCTCAAGGCAAAGCGTACCGATGACGAGAATGCCGCACAGGAACAGGCTGACAAGCTGGCAGAGATGCAGAAGCAGATTGAAGCCCTGACCGCCGACAAGGAGAACCTCGTCAAGGAAAAGACCCTTGCATCTTACCGTGAGAAGTTCGTTGCACAGGGCTATGACGCTGAACTTGCCAACAAGGCTGCATCTGCACTGGCTGACGGTGACATGGACAAGGTGTTTAAGTTCCAGTCGGAGTTTATGACCGCCCACGACACCGCATACAAGGCTTCCCTGCTGAAGGATATGCCCACACCTCCGGGTGCGGATGGCAATGGCGGTTCTGACAGCGAGGGCGTGGCATTTGCCAAGAGCCTTGCACAGCAGAACGCAAATACTTCCAAGGCATCGAGTGACGCAATGAGTGCTTTCCATTAACAAGGAGGAAAACATGAAGTTTACCCGAAACACGGTCAACGGAATCAACGATACCATCCTTGCTTCCAATGACTACACCGCCATCCCCTTTACCGTGACCGAAACTGCTGCGGTTAAGGCTGGTTATCCCATGACCAAAGCTGGCAAGAAAGCAACCTCTGCCACCGCAGACGGCATTCTGTTGTATGACGTTGACCCGGCAGAGAATCCCAATGCTTCCCTGCTGATTCGTGGCGTTATCGACACCAAGAAGGCCGCTGCAAGCTCCGGCTTTACCTATGATTCTGATGCGATTACTGCGCTCAAGACTGCCATTCCCGGCATCTTCTGCCGTGACAACATCAGCGTGAACGCTTAATAGGAGGTAAAACAACATGGCACTGAATCTTAAGGAAGTCTTTGCCCCAGCTGCGATTGCCGCCTATTGGACGAATGACCCCACCAATGCGATGCCCTTTGCATCTGACGCACTGTTCCCCGCAAAGAAGAAGGCCGGTCTCGACCTGAAGTGGCTGCGTGGTCACAAGGGTGTTGGCGTTTCTCTGATGCCCAGCGCATTTGACGCAAAGGCTACGTTTCGCACTCGTGAGGGTTTCAAGTTTGATGAGACCGAGATGCCGTTCTTCCGTGAGGGCTACCATCTGGGCGAGAAAGACCGTCAGGAAATCCTGCGTGTTCTGGACAGCAACGACCCCTATGCTCGTGACGTGATGAACCGCCTGTACGATGACACCGCACAGCTTATCACTGGTGCGCGTATCGTACCCGAGCGTATGATCTGGCAGCTGCTGGCTCCCGCCAATGGCGTTCCTGGCATCACCATCAAAGCAAATGGAGTGAACTACACCTACAACTACGATCCGGACGGCGGCTGGAAATTCACCAACTTTAAGGATATCAGTGGCGTCGCCAAGTCTAAGTGGTCTGCTGCCACCGCTACCCCCATTGCTGACCTGAACGCCGCAAAGGACGCTGTTCTGGCAAGCGTTGGCGAGGTCGTGACTGAGGTGTACATGAACACCGCTACCTTCCGCAACATGATCGCTGCGGACGAGGTGAAGAATCGGTTCATGACGGTCACCGCAAAGGCGAACGCCGTTCTGCTGGATGCCGAAGCACGGCAGATTATCGAATCTGCAACCGGTCTGACCATTCATCTGTACGATAAGATGTTCAAGGCAGACCAGTACAGCGCAAGCGAAAAGTACCTGCCTGACGGCATGGTGGTGGTTGCTCCGTCCGGCGCTCTGGGCAGCACTTGGTACGGTACTACTCCTGAGGAAGCCGACCTGCTGTCTGGTCAGTCTGGTGCATCCGTGTCCATCGTGAACACCGGCGTTGCCATTACCACCGAGCTGACCGTTCACCCGGTCAACGCCAACGTCTATGCTTCTGAGATTGTCCTGCCGTCCTTTGAGCGCATGGACGCTGTGTACTGCATTAAGGCTTACTAAGGCGAAAGGAGGAAAGCAGCATGGGAGACCAGTATTCTGAAGCGGCAGTCAAGCTGGGACAGTACATCGCCCCTGCACTTGACCGTGAAATCACGGACGAGGACTACCCACTCTTCGACCTGCTGCTTGATTTCGCCAAAGACAAGATATTTGCACAGGGCTACCCCTTCGGCAACAGACCGGACGAGCTGCCCTTGCAGTATCAGTCGTTGCAGATACGCATTGCAGCGGAACTGTACAACCACATCGGCGCAAACGGACAGACGAGCTACACCAACAATGGCATTACTCGTGTTTGGGAAAGCTCCGATGTTGCACAGTCCCTGCTGAATGAAGTGGTTCCGAGAGTAGGTGTTATCGGCTGATGTTCAATGGAAGCCCGCTGGATAAGCGCCCACTGTGGTATTCAAACCCGGTTGGCGAAAAAACGCCTGTTGTGGACGAGTGGGGAAACGAGACTGGCGAATCCACATACGAATCGTGGAGTGCCCCCGCAAAACTGATGCTGAACGTCAGCCCGCCTACCGGCGCTGCGGAAGCAAACCCTTTTGGAGCGTTCACGGATTACAGCTACGTTGTCAGTTCGTCCAGCAAAAAGCGCAACACACCGCTTTATGAAGGCACACACGTCTGGTTTCAAACGGACATTTCAAAGCCCTTCAATTACACTGTGGTCAAGGTCGCAGAGCATATCACGGATACGTTGTATGCACTGAAAGAGGTGGCTGCAAGTGAAAATTAAAGTGAGGTTGAGCGATGCCGGACTTCGTGATGCGGAACGTCAGATACAGGAGTACAAGACCACCCTGAACAAAAAGGCACAGGAGTTTGCAAAGGCGCTAGCGCAAAAAGGCATTGACGTTGCGACTGTGCGGTTTGCTAACGCACAGTATGCTGGCGACAATGACGTAACAGTTGAGCACGACCCGGTACAAACGCCAAATGGCTTTGCAATCGTGGCGCACGGCAAAGCGGTTGCCTTTATTGAGTTCGGCACTGGCGTTATGCACTCTGCTTATGGCGGTGAACTCCCCGATGGTGTGGGAGAGCATGGCACATACGGCAAAGAAAACGGTAAGCATAAGCGCTGGTACTACTACGGCAAATCCGGCAATGCTGGCACACCTGTCAAGGAAGTAGACGGCAAAGGTCAGCTGAATTACACCAGCGGCAACGATGCAGCTATGGCTATGTGGGGGGCTGTTGAGGAAATGGCTTCTCAAGTCGAAGCAACGTGGAGGGAGGTTTGGAATAGTTGATCGATTACTTCAATTCTATCTTCACGGCTGTTGCTAAGGAACTGCGAAAGCAAGTCCCTGGCATTTTCGTCACTGGCGAAATCAACGACAGCAACGTCAAGAAGTTTCCGTGCGTGCAGATAGAGGAAAACAGCAACCTTCCTGTACACATTGATTCTGCTGGTCATAGCAAGTACGCTACCGTTTCCTTACGTGTGCGTGTCTATTCTAACAAGAATACCGGGCGCATTGCAGAGGCACGTTCCATCGTTGGAATCGTGGATTCTGTTCTTGAACCACTTAAATTTTATCGCAAATCGTTTGCCCCGTTGAATGGGCTGTATAACAATTCCGTCTACCGGATTGATTGCAGCTATGGGGCAACAATCGGAGAGGACGGAATGATTTACCGAAACTAAGGAGGTAAACATTCTATGAGTACTGCTATCTCCGGTCTGAATACCACCCTGTATTGTGGCGACAGCGCAACCGCTCTGACGAAGCTGTGCGACATCAAGGATGTGCCCGACCTGATCTCCGAGCCTAACCTTCTGGATGCCACCACCTTGTCTGACCCCATGCAGGTCAACATCTTTGGCATCATCCAGAGCGACACCAAGTCTTTCACCGCAAACTACAACAAGGCTGACTATACGAAGGTTAAGGCGGCTGGTTACGATGAGACTTCCGAGAGCAACGCCGTGAAGTACTACGCCCTGAAGATGCAGGACGGCTCCGGCTTCACTTGGCAGGGTATGCATCAGGTTGGCTTGTCTGGCTTTGGCGTGGACGAGGTTGTGGAAATGACCATCAACTGCATCTTCACCAAGAAGCCTGAGTTCAGCGAGACCCTGACTGTCACTGGCGGCTAAACCGCAAAAATCGAATCAACCAAATTGGGCAGAACTGAACAACGGATTTGGTTCTGCCCCTATTTATAAAGGAGAGCATTTATTATGGCTGCTAAGGTTATCAACTTTCATTCCCCCGATGGCAAGAACACTTATGAGCTGACCTTCACCCGTGACAGCGTGGAAGCTACCGAGCGTGCAGGTTTTCAGATTGGCCAGTACACCCAGATGACCAATCTGCTGTCCAATTCTCGTGCCCTGTTCTACGGTGCTTTTATCGCACGAAACAAGGGCATCAAGCGCAAGGTCGTTGATGAGATGTTCCAGCACATCGAGGATAAGGAAGATCTGATGGGCATTCTGCTTGAGATGTTCATGGACGCTTCTAAGTCTCTGCTGGCAACTGACACTGAGGACAAGACCGCAAAAAACGCAACGTGGGAGATTGTGTAACCGCACAATCTCAGGAATCAGACGGAGAGGGGGAGCCATTTTCCTTCTCCAAGCTGTTCCATGATGTAGAAGCCTATTACATCTCCATCGGCATGACCTACGACCAGTTCTGGTACGGCGATGTCTGGCTGGCGAAGGTCTATCGTGACGCAGAGGAACTGCGGGAACGCAGAGCCAACGCAGAAGCGTGGAGAAACGGCTTTTACATGGCATCTGCGCTTTCCTCTACGGTTGGCAATATGTTCCGCAAAAAAGGGTCTAAGCCCATCAAGTACATGGACAGACCGATTCCCCTTACTCAAAAGGAGAAAGACGAGTATGAATACCAACGCGCAGTTGAAGCGCAGGAGCGAATCAAGAGAATGATGTTCTCTATGATGGAAAGTGATGGTGGTAGTGATGGCTGATGTTGATATTACAAGCTTATCCGTAGAGATTTCTGCGGAATCGCAGGGTGCAGAGCTTAATATCGACAAGCTCGCTACCGCCATTTCTAATTTGCGCACAAAGGGCAACGTCACAAAGGTTGTGAACAGCCTTGACAGGCTGGCCGGTTCCATTGCAACGCTGAAACAGGCATCCGCTGGAATGTCCGGGTTGGACAAAATTACAAGCTTTCTGAATGGGCTTTCCAACGTCAATACAACCGCAAGCGCAAAGAGCATCAACACGGTTGTGAACGCAATCAAGAAGATTCCTGCGGCTGTTTCTGGCTTGAACGGTGTGGACTTTTACTCCATGTCTGGAAGCATTACTCAGCTCACTAACGCTTTGGCTCCGCTGTCCATTCTGGATGCATCGAGCCTTAAATCTCTTGGCAGTGCTTTCAATGCAATTGGAAAGGTCCCCGACCTGACCGACAAGCTGAAAGCGACTGATCTTGATTCTTTTGCAAGTTCTTGCCAGAAGATTTCTGCTGCCCTTACTCCCCTTGCATCTCAGCTTGATAAGGTGGGCAACGCCTTTGCAAAGTTACCTCCGCAGTTGAGCAAGGTGGTCACACAGGCTAACCGTGTGACCGCAGCCAATGAAAAGCAGTGCAAGAGCTATCTCAGCCTGTCCAATCAGATGAACGGCTTTATGCGGAATATGGCAAAGCTGATTTCGCTGAAAGCTATCGCTGAGTATCTCGGCAACGCTGTTGCGAAGTTTAATGACTTTTACGAAGCAACAGACCTGTTTCATAACGCTATGGGCAATTTGAGCGGTGAAGCCGATACGCTCATTAGCAAGATGCAGGGATTGCTTGGCGTTGACCCGACCAAAGCGATGACCTACATGGCTACCATCCAGAGCTTGGGTACTTCGTTTGGCCTGGCCAGCGACAAAGCATACATTCTGTCTAAGAATCTGACCCAGCTTGCCTATGACGAAGGCTCCTATTGGAACAAGGACGTTGCAGAGACCTTTACTGCAATGTCCTCCGCAATCTCTGGTGAGATTGAGCCTATTCGCCGTTTGGGCATCGACCTGTCTCAGGCACGGTTGCAGCAGGAGCTTCTTGCCTTGGGCTTTAACAAGCAGGTTTCTAGTCTGTCTCAGGCAGATAAGGCGGTTCTGCGTTACATTGCCATTATGAAGCAGACTGCCAATGTGCAGGGCAACCTTGCACAGACCATCCAAAGCCCTGCAAACCAGATTAAGATTCTGAAAGCTCAGCTTGATATGCTAGCGAAGTCTGTTGGTTCTCTGCTCTACCCTGCCCTGAAAGCCATTCTCCCCCCGCTGATTGCCGCTGTTCAGCTCATTCGAGAATTTGTTGAGTGGGTGGCAAAGCTGATGGGCGTGAAGGTCGTGTTCACTGATTTCACTAAAAGCGCTGACAGCGTTGGTGGCATTGGTGACGCAATGGATGACACGGCAGATTCGACAAAGAAAGCCGCCAAAGCCCTCAAGGATTACACGATGGGCTTTGATGAATTGAACATTATTGATCCAACGCAGGGAAGTTCCGGCTCTGGCAGTGGCGCATCCGCTGGCAACATCTTGGGCGATGTGGACTTGTCTGGCTACGATATGTTCAAGCAGTACAATGAAGAGTTTGCAAAGCAGATTGACGCTATTAAGCAGAAAATCAAGGATATGCTCCCCATCATCGGCGCTGTCACTGCTGCGCTTGCATTGTGGAAAATTGTTGATTTTTTGACAGATGTTGCGACCGCAATCTCTAAAATGACTGACTTGCAAAAGCTGGCTCTTTCAATTGCGACTGTTGTTATTGAAGCTTCGTTGGTATTTAGCTTTGCCAAAGGTTACGCTTCTACTGGAAACCCTCTTGAGCTTTTAGGTGAAGTAGTATCTGCCGCATTTGGCTCGTTTGTGCTTTGGCGCACAATTGGCGCGGATGGCATCACGCTTGGCATGGGTATCGCTTTTGTGGCAAGCCTTGCAGGTCTTACTTATGTGCTTGGTACCGGCGAAGCCAATCTTGGCGATGCAAGCACATGGATTCAGGCTGCTTTAACAACGGCATTCGGCTCTATTACTGGCATCACACTACTTACCAATCTTGGGGTAGCTGCTGGTACAGCCGCAACGCTTTCTATCGGTCTTGCAGGTCTTATTACCTTTGCGGGAATTACATTCTCTCTTGGCGAAAAGCTGAAAGAATTTCCGGTTCTTGATACAATCATTGCTGCTTTGATGGGAATTTTTGGCGGCGTTGCTGGTGCTGGCGTTGCATTGCTTGTTGGCGCAAGCCTTCCTGTTGCTGGAGCCGTTGCTGCTGCCGGTGTCGGTATTGGCCTAGTTCTTCACTGGGCTGGTATCAAATGGGGCGCTAAAGAGAGTGGCGAAAAAACAGATGCTGCCGCAGAAGCCGACATTAAAATGCATTATGTCGAAAATGTTTTTGAACAGCGTATTGAAGCCATCAAGCAAATTATCGTTACAAAGTGGAATGAGGCCATTGATTTTATGACTTCTCTTCCTGAAAAGGTTGGGAACATCATAAACAGCATTGGCGAGTGGTTCAGCTCTCTTCCTGAAAAAATCGGCTATGCCCTTGGCTTTGCCGTCGGCAAAATCGGGGAGTGGGTTGGAAACATGGTTACTACTGTAACAACCGAAGTTCCAAAAATCGTTTCGTCTGTTGTTAAGTTTTTTGAAGAACTGCCGGGAAATATTTTGACTGCAATCCTAAAGACTGTTGACACTATTTCCGAATGGCGAGAGAGAATGGTGGCTTTCGCTGTTGTTGAAGTTCCAAAAATCATTTCGTCTATTGTCGGTGAGTTCAAAAAGCTTCCTGACGAATTAAGAAAACTTGGCAAATTCATCTGGGACGGCCTAATCAACGGCCTAAAAGATGCATGGAGTACCGTTACAAATGGTATTAAGAACTTCACTGATGGTTTTGTCAACGGCTTTAAGGACGCTCTCGGCATCCACTCCCCTTCCAAGCTCTTTGAACAGTTTGGTATCTACATCGACCAAGGCCTTGCAAACGGTATCACTGCGGCCATCCCCTACGTCTCCACTGCTATGCAGAACGTTGCAGGCGCTGTGCAGGGAAAAGGCAACGCGCTGATTGATGCTGGCTATACTCATGCGACCGGATATGTAAACAACTTCTTAGATAGCCTTGACACGGAGTGGCAGCGCATTGATCAGAGCTTGCAGACAGATTTCTTTGGTAGCATTGGTACTCTGTGGGATGCGATTTCTAACGGTGACCTTGAAAAGCTCGGCACATGGGCCGCTTCCTATTTCTATCATGCAATGGACGATGAGCAGCGAAAGCAAATCAAGTCCATTGCCGATAACAGCTTGCAGTGGCTGACGCAGGGATTGAGCAGTGTTTGGAACAACATTGCCGGTATGGCTTCTAGCTTTATCAGTCAGTTCGTTCCTTCTGCTGTTGCTGCAACATCCGCTCAAACGAGTTTGAACATTGCAATGGACGCAAACCCTGTTATGCTGGTTATTTCCCTGATCGGCATGTTGGTTGGCGCTCTTGTCAATTTTGCCAATAAGAACAAGAGCATCGCTTCGTTCCTATCTAATCTTTGGTATGGAATCGGCGATTTCTTCTCGATTGTTTTTGAGGGGATTCTCCGCGTTCTCGGAACGGCAATTCAAGGCATTGTTGCTGGAATAAATGCTTTAATTGACGCACGCAATTTCTTTAATCCCTTTGATAAATGGGGGCATATCAGCAATCCTCTTTATGATTGGGCTGACAATGTTGCGAGTAGTCGTGCGGAAAGCCAGCGTAAACGTCAAGAAGCAGCCAATAGCAGCTTTGATGATTCCAAAGACCCAACTAACTACGAACAGCAGTACAAGGAACTGCAAGAAAAGTACAAAAATGGTTCTTATCCAGGAACGAAAGAATGGGATAAGAACAACGGAACATCCTCCGGTTCTTATGGCGGCACCACCAGCGTAAACGTCAACATCAACGAAGAGGAAATGCGTGAATCTGTTTACAATGGCACTTACAACGCATTCCTCGATATCTTTCAGCGGTATGGTGACGAACTGACCGGTGGCAAGGAACTTAAAATTTACCTTGACGGAAAGCAGATTACAGCATCCGTTGAGAAGCGGCAGAACGCCCGTGGACAGTCTTTGATGGGCAGTGAAGTTTACAGCTACTAAGGAGGTGGCGGTTTATGGCAATTCCAGCACTGGTAACGGTAAATGGCGTAGACTTGCCGGAACCTTCTTCTTACGAAGCGACCACTAGCACCATCGTGGATTCTGGACGAAACGTTCAAGGTAAAGTAGTCGGCTCTGTTGTGCGGCATGATGTAGCAAAGGTGTCCCTGAAGTGGAACTATCTCACCGCACAACAGTGGGCCGCTATTCTCAGCCTGTTCACGACACGATTTTACTGTTCTGTTCGTTTTTATAACCAGGCAAAGGCAGGATACGACACGCGGCAGATGTACGTTTCAGACCGAACATCTGGTATGTGGCGGCGCGGGCCTAAAACCGGTAATGTGATGGGCTGGACGGATTGCTCGATTGCGCTTGTGGAGATATAGCCTATGGTACAACCTTCTCAGAAGTGGCTTGACAAGTTTTCCGAAACGCTTGTACCGGAGATGTTTGTACGCATCACCTATGGCGTTACAGAACCGGGTTTGCAAGAAGACGCAATTCCTAGCACAAACGGCGAAACGTTCTTCAGCAATGTATCTTCTATCGTTGACAGCGAATCTCATACTTATACAAAATATTCTACCGGTGAATTAAATTTCACTGTTTTAGATGGTAATTATACCTTGCTTGATAGAAGCGTAAAATCTCAAGAGGCTGGTTATGTTAGCGAAAATTGTGTTTCAACTTCAAACCACCCGATTATTACGCTCTCGTTCAGCAAAGTTCATACCGTGACCATTCCTGGCATTACCATCACATGGTCGTCAACATTCAATGAATGGCCGACAAGTTTCAAGCTGACCGCTTATTCTGGAAGCGCAGTTGTATCCACAAAAACAGTGTCGGATAATTCCTCTATCACCACTGACATTGACTTTGAGATCGCAAACTATGATTCCATTTCCATTCAAATCTTGTCGTGGTGCTTGGAAAATCGTCGTGCAAGAGTTGAACAAATAAAGCTAAGCCAGTTCATTGTGTTTGAGAAAAAAGATATTTTTTCGTACAAGCACGATTCCACAAGAGACCCGATCAGCGGTCAGCTTCCAAATGATAGCATCACTTTTACGGTGGATAACAGCACGCAGAAGTGGAACCCGATCAACCCGGAAGGCCTTTACAAATACCTGTATGAGCGCCAGCCTATCTCTGTGGAGTACGGCATGGATTTGGATGGAACGGTAGAATGGATTACTGGTGGCAAGTTCTTCTTGTCTGAATGGAGTGTTCCTTCTAATAGCATTGAAGCCAGCTTTACGGCCCGTGATGCTTTTGGCTATCTGATGGTTTCCAACTACACAGGAAGAATGTATGGCACTCTTTATGAAATGGCTTATGATGCGCTTGAATTCCTGAGCGACAACGTTGCAACATTTCAGATTTCCGATGAACTCAAAAACTATAGCGCAGACATCACAAAGCAAGATAAAGGTAACTACAAGGATTCAGAAATCTTGCAGATGGTTGCGAATGCTGCTGGCATGGCAATGTATCAAACAAGGGATGGCATGATTGTAATTGGCCGCATCCCTGATATCTCTTCTGCAAAAGCAAACCTTGCTGGTGAAATCGACATTGTCAACAACTTCAACTGGCCTGAGATTGCATTCTCTTCCCCTTTGAAAAATGTGACTTGCTTGATTGACGTAAAATCTTCCGATGGTTCAAGCACTACAAGCAAAACGTATTCTTACCCAGAAAACCCAACAGGGAGCGGAGCAACGCAGACTGTTAGCAATGAAATGTTGTCTCAAAGCGTTCTCAGCCAAAGCAGGAATATTTTGACAGAAGCATACAAGGTGCTTTCTAACCGCCGCAAGGTCACATTGAAATATCGTGCAAGCCCGCATTTTGACGCTTTGGACTATGTTCTTGTTCATCATCAGTTTGGCTATTCCTCTGTACTGTTGACCACAAGCTTTTCTTATCAGTATTCCGGCTGTTTTCACGGGACGGTCGAAGGGTATCTCTTGGAAGGAGCTGATGTTCGATGACCCGGTGGATCACAGACAGAACCGATGATGATGTTACGCAAGTCAAAGCGCTTGCATTGAAAGCAAAGGCAGGAACGTGGACAGAGAAAGAGCAGGCAGAATGGGCCGCTGGCATGAAAGGCGCTCTGAGCTACATGGACTATAATCGCATCGAAAGCGGAATCCAAGAGATTGCGTCCATCTTGAACGCATCTGTTTCGGTAAAAACTGATTGGGATGTAAATGGATATCTGACTGTCTCGGACGCTTCTCGCTGGCTTTCCAATATCAAAGCAATTCGGTCTTTGTGCAGCGGCAAGAATGATACCCCCGAAACCCCTGCTTCCCTCAATTACCTGCACTATACGATTATCAATCAGGTCGAAGAAATTCTACTTGATATCGAAACGATAGCCAATAACCATCTAATCTACTGCTCAGAGCCGGTCTGTGGAGGTGAACCTTACTATGCACTTTGTTGACCGAGAAGCAAAGTACCCAAACCGATGGACAATGAAAAAGTCTGACGGCACATCGGAAGTTGTCACACTGGTTCGCAACGACGAGCCTATCGTTGAAGGCACTCCTATGAATGCTGAAACGCTGAACACCCTTTCGGATGTTGCAGGCGCAGACATTGCGAGGATTGCCGCTGAAAAAGCAGAGCTGAATGCAAAACTGTCCGAAGTAAATGCAAAAACGTCCGCACAAGAATCACAGAAGCAAGCCGAAAACTCCGCTGAAAGCGCTCGCCTTGCAGAACAAAGCGCTAATAAAGGTGGTTGGATGAACTTTGAACAGAAAAACGGCGTTCTTTATATGGTTAAAAGCGATAGCTTGACAGAAGTAAATATGCAAGACAACGGCTCTGGGATTTTGGAGGTGACGTTTGAATGAGCAAAACAATTGAAATCGGCCCTTATAGCGCCTATGCCATTGCTGTAAAGTATGGATATGATGGCACAGAAGAGGACTGGATTAAAGCAGTCGAAGCGGCCCGAAAGAGCGCGGAGACAAGCGCAGCAAATGCAAAGCAGGAAGCGGACGGGGCTTCCACTTCTGCCGCTACTGCCACTGAACAGGCCGAAATTGCAACCACAAAAGCTGGCGAATCTGCCGCGTCCGCTGAGGCTTCTGCATCCAGTGCATCTGCCGCTGCAACCAGTGAAGCCAATGCAAAGAAATACTCGGAAGAGGCCGGGGCTAAGGCAAGTACCGATAAGACACTGAGCATTGAGAACGCTCCCGCCGACGCTGCTGCCGTGGGAGACATTATCCTCGACCGCACCAAGGAAACCCCGCAACCCATCTTTTACAGCAAAGCTGAGGTGGACAAACTGCTGGAGGACTGCAAAGAGGCCGCAAAAAGGGCGGCGCTGCTGGCAGCCAATCCCGTGGGCAAGCTGTGGGCCAGTGATGACCCCACAAGCCCCGCGTCCATTATGGGCGGCACATGGGAGCAAATCAAAGACCGTTTCATTCTGGCCGCTGGTGATACTTACGCGGCGGGGAGTACGGGAGGTAGCGTAAACCACAATCACAGCATTGGCGATATGTTTGCTGCTGCGTATTTAATTGGCTCATACGTGGATTACCATTATTCTGGAAATGTAGCATGGTCTCCTAACTACAAAAATACAATCCCAGGCGGCATATCAAATACAGAAACCTCCAGCATATCTTACTCCTCCGGCATAACCGTTTACGGCTCTCCAACAAAGGAGGCTGGCAATTTGCCCCCTTACATCGCCATGTACGTTTGGAAACGCGTCGCCTAACGAAAGGAGCATACAATCGTGAAAATCATTGACAACAACGGCGCAGAAATCACCAACCCGGACCTGGCCCTGGGCTACCTGACCGCCAGCACAGAAGAGATCACCCACCCCGCCGTAGAGGGCGTGGAGGAGCAGTGGCACTGGGAGACAGTGACCGAGTATCCGAACGGTGGCAAGGACGTGCAGAAGGTCGTTGACCGCCCCGGGGTACAGGCACAGGAGGAATGGGTGGAACAGGTGCCCATCCAGAAGTACATCCGCTACACCGCCGAAGAGCTGGCCGCGCAGGCCGAAGCCCGCGAAAAGGCTGAACAGCAGGCTAAGCTCCCCACCACTGACGAGCGTCTTGCTGCATTGGAAGCAGCTATGCTCGACCTGCTGGCCGCACAGTAAAGGAGGATGTTATGGTTTTGTTTTATGTGACCCAAATTAAGCTGCACCGCTTTGACGGCGCTTTTACCATCGACAACGTGCCTGACCGGTATAAAGATGCCGTTATGAAAAAGCTGACGGAGGAGGGATTTTATGAGGTGGAAAGTAATGCTTGACTTCCTGCGGGATATTTTCTTTGCCCTCTCCAACGCTGCTGGTGACAGCGCTGACAAGGAAGCGCCTGCTCCTGCACCGGACGTGTCCACTGTGGACACCGTGACCGGGTGGGCAGGGGAACCGCCCTACCGCTATCTCGACGTGAGCCGGTGGCAGGGAAAAATCAAAATGGAGGGCTGGGCGCAGGTAAAAGCGGCAGGCT